ATCATGAGTCAAAAGTTTTACACTCTTACCTATTACTTTTAGGTTAGGGAACATCAAAGACAGTTTATCAATGTCAAAGTCTGATCCTGACTTAGCTACAATATCTGCAGGAAGGATAATCATATTACCAGCATTCTCTGGTAAGAATTCATACACTTCCATAAATTCTACGGAGTTAAGACCTTGCACAGGAATACGAACACCGGCTATGGTAACCATCTTACGATTATTACCGGTACTCAACCACTTCTCATCCTTAAGCATTTCATTAAGACGTTCTAAGGTTTCAATCTTATTACCGTCTTTATGCTCATGTTCCAATAGTTTTTTGAAGTCACCCTGTAGAGCAATCTTTACTTTCATAGCTTTGGTTCCATTCCTGTCATATTTATAGAAAGGAAGGGTACCATTACCATAAAGCTTGTTTTCTTCATCTGTAGCTTTTCTTATTCCCGCTGGTTCAAAACCTGCACCAGATACTTGGATAAGTGCCTCACCTTTAACCTTCTGATTGATAATCTTCTTGTAGATAAGTGCAGAAAGCAGTTTATCCAACATAGCTGCAGAAGGGTGAATACTCAAATCAAACACAAGTCTTTTAGCTCTTGTGTCATACTTGATAAAGTCTATCTCGTGTTCAGCTACGTCTTGTACGGTAAGCTGCTTATTCAGATACGTTATCAGTTTTTCTGACAATACAAACCTACCATCCTCGAAAGTAAGACCGGCATCTTTCTGAAGCTCTTTATACTTCATTTCAGTAAGAGTGCTAACTAATCTCTCATAGTTAGTAAGTTTAGCGTACTCCTTATACTTAATCTTTTCAGTCTCAGGTAAAGCCTCAAACTGTTCTTTAGTGCCATCAAAACTTCTAGGACGACCTTCTTCATATAAACCTTCTTCAATTATTTTACGAAGCTGTGTAGAGAATACGACTTTACCCTTGTAACTATCTGGTGTTTCAACCTGAAGTTTAAAGAAGTTTGTATAGATAGTATTAAGTGTAAACTGGTAATCGGGATCAGCAAAAGCTACATCACCTAGATTCTCTTTATCTACATAGAATTTATCTGCAGTACCGTTTTTAGTAATGGTATTAATCTTTGAACCACTTTGGAACAAAGCATAGTCAATACCCTGTTCTGTCATCTTGTTATGTAGGATCTCAAGTTTTGTTCCTTGAACTACATTCGGAATAAGAGGTGCCAAAGAGAACTTGTGGTATCCCTGCACAGGTAAACCTTTAGTAGCAAGCTCACCACCATATTGCATTTTTAAAACAGGGAAGAACTGAGCTACTTGTAAAGCACTGATGTCTTTACCTTTGATAATATCCCAGTACAATTTCTCTTGTGAAGGACTCCACTTTCTCATTGATAGCATTAGATCCCTGTAGCTATCAAAACTAATCCAACCTTGACCGTCACCAATTTTAGAACCAGCATACTCTTTAAACTCCTTACGAATATCAGCTTCTTGTTCTGCTGTAAGTTCCTTATTTAGTTTCTTAAGTCTAGCTCTTTCTTTCTCTACTGCAATCTCTACATATATCCCATAGTTTGCAGAATTATATGCAGTGTCTTCCAGAACTGCAGAATCCATAGTCCTACCCCAGGTTTTATTCTTAGCTCTATCACTAAGAGTACCTGTAAAGTATTTTGAAGATGCATATCTGTCTTGTCTCTTATAGAAAGAAACAAAGTCTATGAACGACGCATCGGTTCTAGGTAAGGTACCTGTAGCAGCAATGAACGGGTTTCTCTTATGGAAGTCTTCTTTTAGATGGTTATACAAAGCTGGGTCACCGTAAAACATGATGGTAGCTTCATAAGAATGCATCCAAGAGTTAACCACATAAGCTGCAATGATATTGTCATCAAAGTTAGGATCAGCTTGCTGAGATACTCCTACACTATTTTTAATATTCTCCCATATCTGTGCAGACGCCGGATTGTTCTTATTTAGAATACCGGTGCTTGTAATATCAGAAATAGCTTCAGCAATTTGTGACTCGAAGTAATTTACAATTTCACCATACACTGTAGAGTAGTTCTTACTCATCCACTGTAGCTTAAAGTCTTCTTCTATGTTGTCTGTATTACCTTCAAGAATCTTATAGTCGTTAACCCACTTCTCAATAGACTTTCTGGTTTCTTCTCCTAAGATACCCTCAAAGTTTTTAATGGTAGATGCTACTTCTTTATACGTGCTATCTCCAACGGTAACATTTGCTGCGTCATCGTCATTAGCAAGTCTTACCATTCTGGAAACCTCAGAGTAGAGGTACCCAGTCATCAACCTAACAATCTTTGTATTACGTATAGCTTTATCTTCAAAGAAAGAGTTAAAGCTTACATACTGTCCTTTTACAGGGGTTCTGTAATACAGCGTTGTTGATTTATCTGAGTGGCGTGTTGCTTCAGATACACCGTACAACATGTAAGTAAATAGGTTCTGAAGAATCTGAGTAGTATCATCTGCTTGATAAGACGACACACCAAACTGATTTATATCGTTTTCTATTACAGCAACACCTGCAGAATTTAAAAGCTCTATACTATTAGATCTTTCTATTCCGGATACTGACAAAGACTTTGATTGTCTAGCACCTTTTCCAGGTTTCCAAAAATCCTCACCAAATGTCTCGGTCATTATCCGCAGACTTTTTATAAAAGGATTTCTACGAACATCCATGTAAGACATCTCAGGAATAGCAATAAGCTCAGCGTAACTCTTTGCTCCGTTGAACATTGCAATCTTTTCACTAATAGTGCTCTTTAAAGATATCTCGTACTGTGGATCTCCGTTAGCATTAGAAACCATACCCACAGTATACTTACCAGATGTTTCTAGTTCTGTCTCGAGCAAACTTCTATAAAGCGTAGACTGATTTCTTATATGATCAGTACCGGGAACATTTAACTCAACCAGTTGTGATGGTGTTGTTATATAGATCTGCGGCGCATTCTGATTTTTAAGACTATAATTTAGCTCTAAGATGTTCTTTATTTTCTGATGCATCAACGTTGCAAAAGCACCTAGATTCTTAGGTCTAGCTGCAAAGTTTTTAACCATTGCATCGTTTGCGGTAATATCTATACCTATAGCTTTTAAGAACTTAATCTTAGCAGCAGCATCATTAACAACAGGAAAGTCTTCAATGACTTTTACTAGATTAAGGTAGTAACCGGTTTGAGAATCTCTCATACCTAAACCTTGACCTTTATATCTATTTATATACTTAGATCTCTTTTTAGCAAATGTGTTATCATATGCTCTCTTAATTGGATCCGTTTCTGACTTAGATACACCAGGAAGAATTCTAACTTGTCTCTCACCATTATCATCAACAGACGTAGATAAGTTAAGCTGAACCAGTTTGATTCTAGGTAGAGTAAAGATGTTTATTAGATTAGTCCACAGATTCTGTTGTGGTATATAATCTTCAAACTTACCGTCAGTCATAGTAATCTTAGGGTTACCAAGCTTACTTACAATCTGTTTTACTACGTTGTGGTTTCTAGTACGAGTATCTGTAACAGCTAAAAAGTTTTGGAGCTTTTGGTAATACTCATCGGCGTTCTTTACACCCTTACCTAAACGGGTCAATAGGTTCCAAACAAATGTAGAATCCTCTAACTTAGGTTCTCCTAAAGCATTTGGGGTAGTTGTTTGGATACTATTTACTAAGAAGTGAATATCTGCAGACGCTAAGTCTTTTGCTGACATTTCATTTCCTGAATTCTTTACATACTCTTTTCCGGTAGAAGATGCATCCTCAGCATTATATGTATCATCAATTACCAAAAAGTCTTTAGACTTAGCAATGTGGTATGCAATAAGACCGGTAGACTCAGCATTTGCTCCGTTCAGTACATCAGATACTGTGACCTTGTTATTTTGTTTTAGGGATGGTGAGTAGTTATTTATACCTATAGCAAGAATGTTGTAAAGCTTTATAAGCTTCTTTCTATTGATATCAGTCTTGTCTGTTATTGCTTCAATCTGCTCACCTATGCTTTTTGCTTTCTCTACAAGTTTTACAAGGACTTCGTTGTACAGCTCTACTCTTTTATTTACATCGGTTACAATGCTGCTGTAACGCAGGTCTGTCCCGGTAGCATCTTTATTATTGATAATAGTAGACATCATGCTGTTCATGGTATCTACCAAAAGTTTCAAGTCTGAATAGCTTAGCTTATCTACCTTCTCTTGTTGGTCTTCGGATACTGCTCTAAGTTTGTTAAACTCCTCAGCTTCAGATAGATCCGCATTTATATCAGAGAAGTTACCCTTTCTAAGATTAAAGAAGTACTCGTTGATCAGAGCATTTGCTTGATAATTATCAAGAGCATCTTCTATGTCCATGTTACCAAAACCAAAGATGTCTTTAAGTATGTCGAACATGAGCTTAAAGATTGACTTAGCTTTAGTAGGAGTATTGTCTCCAAACTTCTTACCGTCGGAGAGCATATACTCTCTAAACTTCTCAGCAAGGAATTCTTCAGCTTGCGTTTTATCCATGTCCTCAAAGGCTACCTTGTTACCTAAGTAATCTGTAGTAGAACCTTTGAGACTTCTTACACTCTTGTAAAGATCTTGTCTCTGATTATCCGTTAGGAATATCTGAGTAAACGCGTGAAACGCTTCATGGTAAAGATCTGAATAGTCAGATCCTTTGTAAAGCGTAATACCGTACTTATTAAATGTAGCAATTGACTGACCATTGTTTGGATTAAATATCTCAAAGACCGCTTTAAAAGGAATCTTTGAGCTCATTGGATGATTCTTCCACCAATCGTAAGCAGCTTTAATCTGCTCCGGTGTTGCTTGAGCTACTTTCTGACCAAGCAATTTATCGAAAGAATCTATATCCGGGAACTGGATATCTTCTATCTGCTCATCTTCTACATCTTCTCCATAGATCATCTCAATCGACGGAGCTTCTACATCTAGAACAGCAGCAACCTCTTGATCAGAAAACTTAGTTACATCTTCTGCATCTACTGCAAACTTAAAATAGGGGTGCATTCTTTCATACTCCCCTGTCTCGTCATTATACTGTACGCTAGTATTACCGTTGTTTATAAGAAGAGTTTTGTATTCTCTATTAGTAAGCTCTTTTAGATTCACGACACCCTTAGAATTTCTAGTATAACCTACAGGTTTTGTATTCTCAGTGTCAACCAAAATGTTAAGAGACTGGAACGCCTCTTTATCATTTACAGTAAATGTAGATATATCAGATAGAAGACTGTTATTGTTATACGCAGCTCCTATAAACTCAAACTGTTTTGTAGAAGGATTATATCTAGTTATCTTAAACGTTGTCTTTTTATCGTTAATTAGTCTAGTAATATATAATTCACCGGTATCTTCTTTAATTATAATATTATAATTATTACCCAGATAAGTGTTTATAAATCTAGATCTAAATGCAATAGCTGAAGGATTGCTACCATCTAGTGTCGCACCTTCTATTGTAAGGTTATTACCAAGAAGAACTTGTAGTATAGCGTCTCTCAAACCCGGGTCAATATTTATGTCGGGTTTGTTAGGATTATTGATGTAGTTACCCCTTATAGGAATAATCTCATCAAAGTGAGAGCTCTGTAAATGGATAGTAGGCTTCTTCTTGTCCTCAGAAAGAACTGGTAGTATTCTGAATACATCAGGGTTTAGCTTACTGTTCTTTAAAGGTTTTCTATTGGCGTTATCTTTAATAAGAGTACCGGTGCTTCCCCATTTAATTCTATGAAGAATCTTAGCATCCTTGTTACTTAAAACATGGTAAATCTTTTTATTAACTTCTTCAAGCTGACTTTCTATAATAGCTTTTGCTTCTACAGTGGTTATACTAGCAGACTTAGCGATCTCTTCCGGCGACTGAATTTTATCTAGACTTCTTCTTTGTCTAAACACTATAGGACTACCTTGACTAGCAGATACTTCTTCGATAACACCTTCACCCAATAACTTCTCTTGATTGAAATACAGTATGTTACCCTTTGGGTCACTGACCATAAGAATTGGACCGGTTCTGAGAGAATCATCTACAGTATCTTGAGGTCGCAGATAATCTTTAGCATTTACTAGAACAAGAGCATATCTATCAGATATCTCATCGATACCTGAGTCACCATATCTAGAAATGTAATCATTCAGAACAGAAACTACAAAAGCATTACCAGGAGTGGTAGCATCAGGGTCATTACCCAGTGTAGTACTATTCAGTGTATCAGGACGAGCAGAGAATCTATATACAAGAGACAACGCGGTAAGCTCTTTCATACGAGCTTCCTCTAAAGCTTCTTGCTGTTTGATTATCTCATTGTCCCTAAGTTGTTGAGTTATATACTGTTGCGGAGATAAGCTTAATCCAAAGTATTCAAATACTTTAGACGGACTAGACGCAAAAGTTTTCTTTAGATCAAAGATCTCAGCAGCAGACGGACCTAGAATAGATTCATATTGTTTTTGGGTAACCAGTTGATACAACAGTGTCGGAGAAAAAGCCGTATAACCAATCAGCATATCTTTGTCACCTACCTTAGTATCAAGGTATTTGTACAAAGAAGTCATGTAGTCCTTAAGAACAAAAGGTTGTTTTTTAGCATCAAGATCTATAAGTCTCTTCGCAATAATTTTAAGTAGTATCTCTTGCTGGTTGCTAGTTATATTACAAATTCTCATGTCCCTGGAGTTTCACAATTATTTAAACCGTCAATATCATCATCAGTTATGTCACTGTTGCCTTTAGCAACATCGTTGGCTATATCGTCAACTTTACTAGAGTCTAGAGTGTCTTCTGCAGCTGAGTCGATGTTTTCTTTAATCGCAGTCTCTTCAGCTTTAGATATAGGACCTTTTTTCAAATCTAGAATGTCGTCTATATAATCTAAGAAATCTGAGCCTAACTTTAATGTACTTGCGCGTTCTTTTGCAATTGCTGCTATCTCCATCGGTGTGTAAATTCTACGGGCACCGTCTTTTCCAGTATATGCGTAACGTTCTTTTCTGAGCATATAAGACTGAAGAGTAGCATCAAGTTCCATTTTAGATTTAGCTTCTTTCATTTTTGTAACCTCAGCAGTCTCAGAGAAAGGTGCTTCTCCCTGTTTTTCTACTTCAGACAAAAGTAAATCAGCAGCAGTCTGAGTCTCCCCAAGAACTTCTACTTTTTCAGGAGTTTTTTCAAACGCTCTTTCTTCCTCAGAAAGAATCTTTGTAATTGCATCTCTACCTGTTTCACCAGATTTTGCAGCAATTTGAGCGGCAAGTCTCCCTTTATCTTCAGTTCTAACTACAACATCAGCTTTATTTATAAAGCGTTGACTACCAGTAAGTACTGTGTATCCTGACTTAAGAAGATCCTGAGTCTTTGCAAATGCAGCATCATAGACACCATCAGCTTCTTGAGACATTCCTTTATTATACATTTCGTAGATAACTTTACCTACGTTAGAGTTATTTACTTCATCAAACCCTAAAGACTTGAGTGATACACCAGATGCTTTTACAGCTTCTACCAATAGGTCATCCATATCAGCAAGCTTCAAACCTTTTTTCATGGCTTTCTGTACAGCTGTTGTTTTACCTGCACCGGGTGTCATGTAAACAAGTTTACCCGCAAACCTACCAGGTACAAACATCTTGATGTCTTTCTCTTCAGGAGCACTTTTACCTTCTCCAGTCTCAGCAGGTTTACCTGATTCTATTCTTTCAAGTATAGCTTTGACTTCTCCTTTTTTAACGTCGTGAAGTATACCGTTCTTTTTATTTTTTCTAAGCTCTGCAGATGTAACCGTCTGATCATCAGATTGTAAGTTAATTCTAATCTGAATCGTGTTCATAGTAGAGATCTTTCTATCAGTGTTACCCTCTATGATTTCTCTATAGACGTTCTGCTGAACCATATCGGAGTTTCTAGTTTCATCAGCTAACCTGTCGTTAGCGTATGTTTTTATATCTATAATGTGCAGAGTACCATCTTTGTACTCAGCTAAAAGGTCAAGAGTACCACCTACGAGTTCACCTGTAGAAGACATACCAAACATTGTTGGCAACGATGATACAATCTTGAAATCTGCAAGCTTGTAAGACATTTCATACAAAGTATTTACAACACCGGTATAGAAACCTTCTGTAGGTTTAAGACCAAACTCATCAAACATCTTCTGTTCGCTAAGATTTTCCTTAACCCATTTTTTAATAGTGTTCTTAATAGCAGCTTCAGTATATATACCAGCTTTCTTACCTTGAAACATGTTAATCATAACATCTCTAAAGGCAAGCTCTGTTATTACACCATCTTTTACTTTAGGCTCAAAGAACAAACGTAACAGTTCGTCCAAAGCATTACCTCTGTTCTGATACGCTGTTAATCTTGCAGACTCTGTAAACTCTTTGTCTATCAGTGATGTAGCTCTGCGTACTCTCTTAGTACCGTCTTTGCTTATATAGTATCTCTTATCCGACTCGTCTACAACCCATTCTTCTGCAGCACTTGCTTGTAGTATATTCTCTATACCCGGCATCATCTGAGGTGTGATAGACATCGGGTTTTCAACAGTAACAGTTCCGGTTACAGAAGATATATCCACAGAACTAGACTTAGTCTTATTGTAGTTATCAATAATTAAAGCTGCTTCAGGATCATTTAGAAGAAACTCTTCTGCATCCATACCTTTAGCTTTAGCTGCAGTTATCAATAGTACTCTTAACTCAGGAGCTAAGTCTTTTAATGCGTCTGTTACTGAAGCTTCTTCATCAGTTTCTTTCTCATCATCTTCCGGCGGAACGTTAGATACCGGTGCTGTTTCTGTCTCTTTAGCTACAGGTGGAACATACTTCTCAGGCATACCAGAGAACTGCTTACCTGTTTGTACAGCATACTTCTGAATAAGGTCTACAATCTCATTGTACTTAGGGTCAGTCATTTCTATAATAGACCCGTCCGCTGCACTTATAAAGTATGGTGGAATCTCATTCTTACTTAAGAAATCATCTATAAAGTCAGGATCAAAGTATACTCCAATATCAAACAGACCTTGCATCAAAGCATCAGGAGCAGCAATCTTTGAGATGTATTCCTCAAGACCCATCTTATGAAGTTCACCTGATCTTTCAGATATAAGTTTTTGAGCATTAAACAATCTAGATGCCATAGAATACACAGACATCGGATCAGCTAACACAGTCATAAACTCACCCATAAGTTGGTGATCACTAGTAAGTTGCAAGTAATCAAGGAACTCATTAAATGATTTATCTACTGTACTCTTTATCTGGGTAGCATTATTAGATTTTGCAATGACTTTTACATAGTCATTATAGGCATCATATAACTCATTTTTTATAAATGCATCTACAATAACATCAATAGCTGTGTTGGGATCATCTAGATTAGCGTCAATCGTTCCAGACTTAGAATTCTTACTAAGAGCATTAGCCATCTTTTTTAAAGAATCGTATGCTTCTTGACTTTCTTTAGGAGCGGATGCGTAATCTTGTGCAGCTGCTTTAGCTTTATTTACAAGTATGCGACTCTTTCTGTAGTTTACTATAAAAGCTTTTAATGTTCTAAGTTTTTCAAGCTGTTGTGTTTTATACTCAGCTAGCTTTTTCTCTTGAGGTGTACCTGCTTTTAGAGATTTTATTTCAGTTTGTAGCAATTGCTCAAACTGATAGAGTTTACCCTTTGAAGTCTCAGCGCTTAATCCTATAGGAGAAAATAATACTGCGAAGTCAGAAGCTAGCGCAGAACCCAATGGTCCAGAAGTAACTGACTTATTTAATACACTTTCTATTCTTTCAGCGGTACGCTTGTAAGTGTATTCATTAAATGCTATAGCACGTTTAGCTATCTCAAAAGTATCATACGCCATGTACTCCATTAGATACGCTTCCGGATCTACTGCAGGATCAAACAAATCAGGATTGAAAATATTCTCAATCTTATTTGTTTCATCTATTCTAGCCTTTATCTCTTTTGCTTTATCAATGGCAATATTTAATCTTTCTCTATAAGACTTTTCGTTTTGATCAGTGCTTTCTAGATTATAGTTTTCAAAAGCGTCCTTAAGTTCCTCATCGGTAAGATCGGTAAGACCTTCCATATGATCTATAAAGTCATCAAACTTACCAGCTCTGAGTAATGTATCAACGTGCATAAACAAAGAATCATCCTTAGCGGTTTCAGCGTCAGCTCTGTTTCCTATTTCTTCTGCTAAGTTTATTTTTTCAGATAAGTCTCTTTGCTGTATAGCATTTTCACTTAACCATCTAGACCATAGAATTGGATCTTGAGTGTATGAGTTTACAGCATCAGCATATTGCTGAAGTCGTTTTTTCTCATCATTTATAAACTTCTCTCTCTCACCAGGATTTTTATAATCTTTCATTCTTAAGTTTACAGACTGGAACCATTTTGCTATGTTAGTCTGTACAGGACCTATAACACCGCCTGTTAAAAATCCTTGAAGAAAAGTATCTAAACCTTGAGCGGTCATTTGCTCACCTACTCCTTTATGAATAGATGCAGCCCAACTATTTTGAGCTGATAGAATAGGATCTTTGTAAAGGTCTGCAAAGTAATTAGTTAAGTAGTAATCACTTACCGCAGACTGTACAGCTTCTTGATATGATTCTTGTAAACCTTCTGCAAGATTTTGACTAAAGAATCTAATACCGCTACCTAACGCTTGACTAAAAGGTTTAGCTGCCCAGGTTCCTTTTAACCTAGATGGTACTGTTTTCCAGAAATCTTTCTTTACAGTGTTACCTAAAAACTTAAAAGTATTTGCAATAGCACCCGTGTTGGCTACTACTTCCATAGGTGACTTTCCTGTTTTCTTCCAGTCAAAGTTCCTTACTGTTTTAAAGAAAGTACCTTTTAAATTACTAGCTGAAATCAGTCTAGACGCAGGTCTAAAACCTCTAAGGGAGGTACCTAAAGTTAATTGGTTACTAGCATAGATGACAGGAACGTTAGCTATAAAAGTTTTCTCACCCGCTAGCTTAGATCTTTCTGTAATATCATTTGCTGCAGCACCTTCGGGAAGTTTACCGTTCTTTTTGTAATAACCGCTTATAGCTTGGTTAGCTACCTTATTCTGAACAAAAGCAGCTTCTAATCTAGATTCAGCTGTTACAGCATTTATCTCACGCAAACCTCTATAGAAAGCACCAAAACTTTTTGATGCTTTCGCCATACCATTAAGTCTATTAAAAGCACTGTTAGGGTTTGCTGCTTTAATACCTAACTCGGTAAGTTCTCTAAATGGGTTTAGAGTTTGAGCAGCACCTTTAACACCACCCCATGCAGCTGTTCTAAACTGTCTAGCTTTATTTACATTGTTTAGTGTTTTAGCCATCACACTCATTGACTTAGCTAGCTTACCTAAACCTAAAGCAGTTTTTGTTCCTGCAGCTGCTATCAATGTAGGGTTTCTTGTAATACCCGCTGCTGCGTAAGCTACTGCGTTTTCTAACCAAATCTCACCTATAGTACCTATAGTATAAGCAAGATTGCCAGTAAAATTTGTTACCCAAGCACCTGCACCTTCTTTGCTAGTTGAACCTGATGCTATATTGTGCTCCATTAACGCTGAACTGTTTGGACTACCTAATGAAAACCAGTTCCCCCAGTTACCAGCTTGATCGTGTCCCGCTAAATAAAAATTTGAAACAAACTTGGAAGACATTCTTCTAAAATCATCAAACCATGTAGAAGAGGCGTTATATATAGATTCATTATCTCTACGAAAGTCAAAACCTAATTGTTTAAATTTAGGATGACTATAGTAGCGGTCATAGTTGTGACCGTAGATACTAGCATTAAAAGATGTGGGTTTAGCAAACTTAAAAGGATCCCTTGATGTTTCAGCTTCAAATCTTGATTGAGAAGCAAACTGATTAATCTTATCAAAAGTAGGTAAGTCTAAAAAACCTTTTGCTGATCTGGGTCCGGTAAGAATATTACCAGATGACTCATTTTGAATTTCAGGTAACTTAGCGTATTGATCAAAACTAGAAGGTTTCTTAGCAAGAATAGCTTTATCTAAAAGATCTTCTTCATATTTATTAATACCCTCTATTACAGAAGGTAAGTTTTTATCAAAGTAATCGTTGATCTGATGCAGCTTAGAGCGTATATCTTCTGAAGATATTACAGGTTTACTAGCATTCTCATATGGAGAAAACTCTTTTGTAAACGGTATTGTAGGTCTTGGTAAGGGTTCCGCCATAACTTTTAGTTATTAAGAGCATCTGGATTACGAATTAAGTTCGGATTTAAAGCTTTAAGCTGTTCTTGAGCATTTGCCATCTGCATTTGTGTAATTGCTAGCATGCTATTTTTTTGCTGAGCAAAGTTTTCTAGACTTTGATCAGGACCCATGAAATCTACATAAGGATATTTACTTTCTTGAAAAGTCTCATCATCTATATAATTTAGAAAACCACTAGCTACATAAGAACCATCTGCTGTTGGTTTTATAGTAAGGCTACCACCTTTAGGAAAATCATTGAGATTTATTTCGTTGTCAGCTCTCATTGCTATCGTATATGGTCCTTGCTCTAATCTTTTGACCATTTCTAACTTTTTAACATCTGGAACTTTATTGGTATCAAAAACAATAGTAAATTCTCTATCTGTTTTTCCCATAAACTTAGCAGTTTTTCCGCTACCTAGATGAGCATCTGTAAACTCAGGACTAACAGAAATAGAAAAAGCCATTTTATTTTGGTCATTCATAATAATAGGGTGAAAAATAAAATCAAACATTCCCCTAGTTTTATCATCTACGTCTTTACCCTGAAGTAATTGCATTCTAAGTGCTTGAATAGCAGTAAACGCTCCTTCTTTGTTATCAACCGGATCAGGGTCATCTGTAAAATATCTTGTTTCAGTAAGATCTCCACCTAGTCCTTTATATACTTTAATACCATCGGTTTCTTTACCCATAGTAGATTGTATAAGGTTACTAAACTCAAAAAAGTCAACTGCTTGCATATCACCAGGATAAGCAGTATCAACAGTAGCAACAAAAGGATCTGATTGAACACCAGCACCAGCATCGTTTACTTGATAGAATTGAGAAAGAGGTTTGAACCCTGCTTTATCAGCTTCTTTATTAACAGCAGCATTTGACTGATTGTAGATCATATTAAACTGATCCATGTATTCTTTATAGATATCTTCTGCGTCATCCTCCATTGTCTCTAACAATCTTTCAACTCCACCCTGATAACTATATCTACCAAAAGAACCTTCGTCACCAGGTCGTGTTTGATAGTATGTTTGCATAACTCTCTCCGCTACTCTTTTAGCTTCCGGACTATTTGCATAAACTTGTTTAAATTCAGGAAGAGTCATTATGCGACCATTTATGTGCATCCTAGAAAGAGATTGTTCTGTATGATTTTTAATTGCAGCTGGTGCATCAACACCAGCAAAACGTGCCCACAAACCAGAATCTGAACCTGATGTAGGAGCATTGTAAGAACTCATTTCACCAAACACAGCGTCTTTAGCAGCTGTATTCATAACTAGATTATGAACAATAGCATTGTTATTTGCTTGAGCTTTTATAAAATTGTCATAGTTAAGTTTTGATAAGTTATATTGACCTTCTGCTGCTAATACTCCTGCTTCTTTACCAGGTTCTACATTTCTGTTGATAGCATATTTTCCCGTTACGTCATTGCTAAAAAAGTTAATTACTCTATCTGCAGTGTTCTGCCAATAGTGTGGAGATGTAGGATCGCTGTATTCAGAACGTCCTACAAAGTCTTGCTCTAATTGATTATTATCATTTAAATAACCACCGGAAGTTTTTGTATACGCTTTCTCATTATTGCTAAATAAACTAGTAAAGTCATTCCACAAGTCACTTACATAAGAATAACCTCTATCTAAAAGACTAGGTTCTTTTCCAACTGCTCTTGCAGTATCTGTCATAGACGGGAAATCATTTTTATCATAAGTACCAGTAGTTGTTACAGATTTACCAAAAATCTCATCTCTTTTTGCAATGTAATAATTTTTAACGCCTTGAGTCATTACAAGACCACCTGGAGTTTTTTTACCAAGATCTGTATTTATAATGGCAGTTAGCTCTTCGTATCCTTTTACAATAACTTGTTCCGCTGCTGCTTTTGCTTTTTCAGTAGCTGAAACAATTTGTTTTTCATCAGAACCTTTTACATCAGGATTTTCAAGACTACCACCTGGTGAGGAACCTGCGGTTCTATATCCCGGATTAAAAGGATTAGAACCGTCTGGTAAAGCTCCGTTCTTTTTGTTATTAGGAAAAAGCTCTTTTAAAAACTGTACAGCTAATAATTCTTTTTGATTTTCTGTTTTATAGTCATCTAACTTTTTAGCATACTCATGCTCCAGTCCCATACGAGCTACACTCAAAGAATGATCAAATTGTTTTAAAGCATATTGATCTACTTCTGTCTTAACGTCCATTGTCTGCATAGCATACGCAGACGCAGCTTGATACAAATCATTTTGCATCAAACCTCTTGCAGCAACGTTATCTATTCTGTAGCGCTTAGAGTCTATATCAAGTGTTTCATAACCGTCACCGGTAATGTTGTTTAAATCAGTCTCATGAACCTCAGCATTTGAACCAGAGATCATCTTGTCAACCATACTCTGGTATCTATCTTTAATTACATCTCGGTCCTCAGGATCGTTTGGATCTACACCCTTATTGATAATAATATTATCTGTAACAGCTTTTCTACCAGATGCTAGCGCTTCTTGTTTTCTAGCTTCCGCTAACTGAGATCGGGTCATCTCAACTATCTTCCTATGTGCATCATCAAGGTAGTACATTTCTGCAGCGTCCTTAGATCCATACTCTTGAATATTTGCTTCATCATTAATGAATTCATTTCTATTCAACTCGCTTAGTGCTGAATAATAATCAGCAGCTGCAGGATCGTTACCAAATACTGACATAAATGTTTCACTCAAACCAGGGATCATATTAGGACCATTGGTTGTGTGAATTATATATCTACCGTCAGGACTATGTTTGGGGAGCGTAATTTTAAAATTCATCTCCTTAGCGTAGTCTAAAGCTTGCTTGGTTAAGTTTACTTTGGGTACGAAACGCGGGTTTCGCATATTCAAAGTCTTTTCTCTAGGAGCGTTTTTAAAGTTCTCTATACCATACTGTATCAGTTTAATACCACCATCCCAGTATTGACCAGGACATTTCTTAGGATCCGTACAGTTTTTAAGAGATTCACCGTACTGCATTTGATTGTATGCAGTTTTGGTATAACTCATATCCTTTAGGATATAGTCATTATCAATCAAAGGTTGAAATACTTTATAAGCTGCTTCAACGTTCTGTGATTTAGAAAGATCTAACGATGATATCTTTTGAATCTGAGCTGAGATATCATTAAAAAACTTATTCCTTAGCTCAATATTATCCTCCCTAGACATGGGAGAGTTTAGCAAAGTACCGTATAAAGCACTCAGTTTATTATAACCAGCTTTGTATTGAGCATCTTTAGTTTGTAGAACATTCTGAAAAAGATTAAAGTCCGGCTGAAACGGTTGAATCATCGGAATATAATCAACAACACCTTGTATATACTGGCTCATAATTAATATAAATATACAATAAAAATCTAGTAAGTTTAAAAAACTTTTAAAGTTTAAGAACCCTGCTGCATGTTAAACGGATACATAAGTTGCGAATAATCAGGCAGATACGAATTCCTAGTACTCTTTGTAGCATACTTACTAGCTAGTGCAGATTTAAGAATTTCTTTCTTGTCCTCATTGCTGTAACCAAGATCTGTAAGCTGCTTATCAAGTATTGCAAGATCACCCATATCTGCATTTTCATTAGGTACAATCTGATCAGCCCCTTTGAAGAATTCAACGTGTCCACCACGAGTAGGATCTATATGGAAGTATGCAGAGTATGCATCGCTAAGAGTTTCTGCAGTAGCTCTATTGGTAATCGCGGTGTTTACAAGTCTAGCAAGATCCGCTCTCTTCTTATTCTGAGCTTGGATTCTGTTTTGCTCATAAAGCGCTTTAGCATCAAAGTCTGTTTGAGCTAACTGATTATTGTACATAGCATTTTGATTTGCTATCTGTGCGTTAATCTGCTGAGCATTGTTGTAAATACCAGCATTAGCATTAGCAACTGCTAGATTATGTTCAGCTGCAGGTCTTGCTGATTTACCTTGAATAAGAGCAAGTGAAGCATCTGCACTTTGACGAGAACCATAAGCATTAACACCCTGAGTGCTAATATTAGCAGCTTCCATAATTGGACTATAGTCTGGTACCAAATACGCAGGATCTACACCTTTAAACTGTAAAGGAGCATACCATGTATCAGGTACAGTAATTCTTTGAGCTAAAGCTGCAGAAAGGTTTATAAGATCCTGAGGGAAATAACCGCTTCTACGAGAATAATCCTCTGGTATATCTAAAGGATTAACCTTGATAGGTTCTGGTTTTTTTTCTGGTTCTGGTTGGGGTTGTGGTTGAGGTTCTGGTTTTGCTTCAGCTTTATTAAATCCTGGAGCATTAAAAGTGTGCTCACCAAACAGACCGTCAAACGTAGTCCCTTGTATAATTCTACCTTTAGAGTCTTTTACATCCTTGGTATTAAAGTAACAACCCTTCATACCATACTCTGCAGCTTTTTTACAATACTCTCTTTGAAAATCTTCTACATCTGCTTTATTTTCAGGATCCCAGTTTTTCTTATTTTGAAAATACCACGCCTGTCTTTTCTTAAAGTCCTCATAAAGAGAACCTTTATGAATATCTCTATCACCATATATATTTGCAGTACCTGGTCTACGACCTTGCTTACTCTCTCGCTGACGAACACTAGCATCTTCAAAACCTATAGCTAGTTCTGGTTTAATAGTACCAGCTGCGACCAAATCATTATAACCCTGCCAAAAGTCAGGATTACCTTCCATAACATCTACATCAAAATTAAATGTACCCGCAGCACTTTTAGCTGCTTTCTTACCACTAGCAGCGGGAGCAGACTTAGCTACAGGTTTATTAGTCTTTGTATCTATCGTAACACCATTCACCACAATAGTAGGTGGAGGAGTAGCTGCAGTTGCTGCTGCAGGAGGTGCTGCTGGTGTAGCAGGTGTAACAACAGCAACAGGTGGAGGTGGGGGTATATTTGCTGGTGGGGTTTGTACGTAAGTCTGGTCAGATAAACCAGCATCTGACATCATATCATCAGCAACACTAGCACCAGCAAGATCTGACTGATATCTAGGTAAAGATTTAATTCTAACTCTCATAGCTCCTCCGAATTTATAAGCGGGCATCTCTTGTTCCATAAATTGTTCTTCCGGCATCTCAGCAGACTGAGGTGGCGTAGGTAAAATCATTTCCGGATCAATAGCATTAACCGCAGTAAACGGTGCAGCTATCATAGGTAAACCTTGTGGAAATCCTTTTGTAGATTCTTGTGCTAAAGCTAACATACCCAACTTAAGGTTGTAGTTAGCAATCATTTTCTCTGCAGTTTCTCTTTGCAGCTTGTCTGTATCCGGGTCAGCTAGTATCTTTCTAAATTTATTTATGTCATACTTCTTAGCAATGTCTGAGAAGCTGGTAGGTTTAGTTACATCGAAATAAGGAAACAGTCTTTTATCCTTAATCTTCAGCGCTTTACTAAATACAAAACTATCTTCGGGAACATTCAAAGGAGTTCCTCCCTTGCTGTGAGGTTGACCACCAATTTTATAATGAGCAGGAAGACCACCATTGTTTAAGAAGTAGATAGTCTCATCTTTCTCTGCTTCGATATTAGCAAGCTCTCTAGGTACTGGTTGCAGTGTGTTTGATACTGCTATTCTAGGTTCAGATGTTCTATCGGGTAAAGCATTTGGTGCTACCTGATTAAACACTCTACCACCATATGCCATAAACTGACCACCATATGCACCCATAGGCATATTAGGTGCCATTGCAAAATCTCCTGTAGACGGTACTGTATTTAGCATACCAGGAGTAAAGTTGTTCATGCTGTTGGGATCAAAGGTACCCTGGGTAGATGCGGCAATAGGTTGCGACATATGGAAACCTTTGACAGCTTCCTTATCCATATCAACCTTACCTTTATACTCAGCAAATCCCGTAACAAAGTCTTTAGCATTTTGTCTGTTTATGTAAGCATCCATTCCCTTTTGAGGTCCTAAACCTCTAATGAACTTACCGAGCTTTGACCGACCTTTTTCTTTTACAACTCCGTGAAAACCTTGATCTTGCGGCATACCAGCAGATTTCAAATCACCTCCCCCTCCTCCTCCACCAATAGTATTAACAGATCCTGAATCACCACCACCACCGCTACTAGAACCAGTACCAGTAGGACCAGCAGGACCAGAACCAGCACCACCAGTAGAACCGGTGCCACCAGAATTACCAAAACCACTACCAGCACCACTACCATTTCCAGACTTAAAATCCGGCATACCAGTTCTATAATCAGTAAGACCTTGATCTTTCTGCTCTAAACTTGTTTGATTTGAATCACCGGATAACCCCGAATAATTTAGATAATCTCCCTTATTATGCAACCATGTCTCAAAACCTTCTTGCGGTTCTGTACTTAATTGATTGTACTCATCCCGCATTTTAGCCCTATACGCATTCTTTTCTGCATAAGGATCTGCCATATAAGAATCTCCCATTTCAGCATCGTCACCATATCCTGCATCACCACCATTGCTGCCAGCTCCATCATCACCAGGACGTTGATAAAAACGTATACCTGAGATTCCCCTGTGATCCATTGCATGAGCAACTTTCTGATGTGGTGGGTAGAGTTCTTGTTTCCCATCTCTTATGGTATAATATAGAGATCTCTGTTTACCCGTAGTAAACTCTCCTCCCATTGGATCTATGCCATTGGGAAACTGACTCATATCTACTCCTTCCCATGGTTGAAACCAGCTGGCATCTCTATAGTTGTTATAGTCTGACGGTGTTGCAGCAGGCATAACTTGACCAGGTGTAACATCCGTTTGATACTTTCTAAGTTTAGGAGCTTTTGTGATTCTAACTTTCATTGTAATTAGTCTAAGAATTCTACTTGACCGCCCATTTCAATAAATCTCTGCAACTCTTCAGGAGTCATATCTACGACATCTCCTGCGTTGTATGAGCCACCTTTTGCATATGTTGTATATCCACCATAAGCAAATCCAGGAGCAGGTGTAGGTTCTTCATAAGTATCAAAACTATAGTTTACTCCTTTACCAGTTCCTTTGCGGTTAAATCTATTACCTAGTCTTTTCATTTTACGCTCATCTTTATCAGAAATAGTAAGACCCATATCCTCCATATCGGCTCTTTTTTGATAAAGTTTATCTAGCTGCTTTCCTATTTTTTGTCTTTTATTTTGGAAAATCTGATTTCTTGCTTCAGAGTAATTTGGATTATATCCTTTATAATCAAATGCACTTGTCATTTGAGGAGACATCTCAGCATTAGGATCTGAAGGTGTTCCTGGCATTACATCTCTTCCTTGACCAGTTACATTACCTGATTTATGAAACATCCTAGCAAAGAATCCCATATCCTTTTCATTTCCTGGTTTAAGCATATTCTCATAAGCGTTTTGAGCTTTATGATCAGGCATTCCATCTTTATCGTAAATTTTTACTGGATTGTATTTGTACTCCCCGTTAGGACCCTGTTGCTGATATTGTCTGTCAAAAATGTATGTTTTAGTAGGACGCTTTAACAACTGCCACCATTTAGGATTACTTTCCTGCATGTCTGTCATCCCCATTTGTCTCAGTCCTTCTAAACCATACTCATCTTTCAACCAACCAGTCGATCTATATTTACCAAACATACCTTTACCGCGGATATCAAAGTCCCTATACGGTCTTCTTCTACCGCGCAGGTAGTCTATATCATTATAGTATTCTGGAGGAAGTTGACCGTATACTTGATTGCAGTTAGGATTTCCAGGAAAACAATTTGTAAAAGAGGGTGATCCATATCCTTGAGAATATTCTCCATAGTAATTAGCGGTTCCTGGCACATCAGAATTAGTATCAACTTTAGGAAGATTCAGCGGTTCAAAAATTGGACCTTTTTTAGCAACCAATTCAACATCGTCAATACCACCTGCAGTTTCCTTAGTCTGATATTCTTTTAGATTACCTCCCCATTTAGCTTTCTCAAACTCATACTGCTCTGGGTTCTTTACCTTACCGTATTTAGCAAGATTGCTGTTTAGTTTATTAGCAGCTGTATTTTTAACAGTACCTACAAACTCTAGGAGTTTACCATTGACTCCCATCTTTGGTAGAGTTTGTTCTTCTGGCATATCCCCACCGTCTTCCATCATAAAGTGTGTGCTTCTGCCAGTGTTTCCATATGGGAAAGACATTGACTGAGGATACGCTTCAGAGCTTCCACCCATAGCTTTGTTGTATGGGTTAGGTACGTTTCCATAGAAAGGTGAGAAGAACTGTTCCTCTGATTGTGCCATAGGGAATGCACCACCATGTGCATAGTAAGTAGGTGGAACTGGTACCCCGTAACTAAAGAAGTTATCCATAGTAGCAGTTTGTGGATATGCCTCACCACCACGAGCTAGTTTTTTCAAAGCATCTGGATGAGCTTCAAAGAAATCCTTTTCATTAGGATACTTACGATAGAACTCTTGCTCTGTTTTTACACCAGCCATTTTTAAAAATTCTTTTTTCATACTAGAATTATTTGTAAGTCAAAGATAATCATTAAGGCAACATACCCCTATATCCACCAATATAGTTAAAATATCCCATACTTGGGGACATTTCTCCTCCTTTTTTCTGTTTGAAGTACATATTTCCTTTACCATATCCATCAGGTAATTGGTTGTTCAGATACATGTTATAAAGATCTTCTTCTGAAAATAAACCCGTTGCTCCTATGGTATTGTTGATAATGTCTTCTCCTGCTTCTCTAGCTGTATCCCACCAAGAATAATCCGGAGATCTATTAGGTGCTACTACCTCATGACCAATACCTAAAGCTGTAGCTCCTAAGAATGATGCAACTTGTGGAATACCTGTATACAACATAAGTTCAGGAAACTTTTTTTCTAGCTCTTCACGAGTTAATCTACCTGCATTAGAGTGTCTAAAAGAGTCACCTGCATCTTCCCCTTGTTCAGCTCTTCTCTCCGCTTCCTCTGCAGCTCTTTTCATTGGTTCACCTAACCAAGCATTAACTTGTTGCTCTACCGATTGCTTTTGAGGTATGCTTGCACCATTAATCCAAGGGAGATTAGCAGGAGGAGTTACTTCACCTTTTATTTGATATTTATCAAGCCACCCACCTAGTTTTTTATAACCTGCTTTTTCTAATTCTCTTTTTACTCTATTCTTTTTAGCTTGACCCAATAACTCCATCCCAATTCTTAATTTGTCAGCATATTCCAAATCAGCATCTTCAGGAAGATCCTTCATAGCTTTTTCAATATTAATGTTTACATTATTATCTATTTGGTTAAGAATAGCTCCTTTAATACCTGTTAGTTGTTTTTCTCTAGGCATTTTAGAGTTTATATTATCAATCACATGTTCACTCCAAAAATCACTCATATTAGAGTTAGCCTCCGGAGATAAATCTATAAATTTAAACACTTCATCTTCTGGATCATAAAGTACATTATGCCCGTAATTATCCATTGCTAGTTTCTGTTGAACTAAATTATCATAATCTTTTGCATACTGAATAAAAGCACTTTCTGGAATATCTTTTAATCTATCTAATTGTAGTGTAGCTAGTGGTTTACCTTGCATCCTGCGCAGCAGATATCCTTCCATATCTCTACCTGCAAGCATTGGATCAATAGGATGAGTTTGTTTTTTAAAGTGTTTGATTACTTTTCCTACATTTGAAGAGTTTAGATTCATTTGAAGATCGGCAAAATTTAGATCATCAATATCACGCAAAGCCATATTTCTAACTAAATCCGTATCTTCATATTTTAACAAATATCCAGGATAATCTGGCAACTCATAGACACCTCTATTAAAGGCTCCCGATGTAGCAATGTTTTTTCCTAATGTTAAATTACCTAATTCTTGAATATTTTTAGGTGATTGCCAAACACGCTGATAACCTTTTAACCAATGGGGTTGTGCGCTATATATAGCGTTTAGATCCTCTATTGGAAATGAAGTTAGGGTTTCACCGGTTATAGGATCAATAGGTCTTGCTGCTCCATGACTACTTTTAATCGGTATCCCTGTAACTGGATTTGCTTCCCCTCTTGCATACAGTGGAATATCTGTTTCCATTATATAATGAGGTGTATTATCCGTCTTAAAAAAGTTCTTGCTAGGTTTTCCTTTAGCAAAAGAAGGAAAACCTGTAGGTCTTGAAAATAATGTATTATCTCCTTTTGGATTTGATCTTACCAGAAAACTTTTTACGGCATCATCATAACCTTCTTGATTAACCACACGGTATCCCATGCTGTTATCCCAGGGTTTGAATACACTACCTCTAGCCTCGGGATTTAATCTGTATGTATACTTTAAAGGAGTTTTTGCTGTAAGATATTTACCTGCTTCACCTGTCGCAGATTTAGCACCTTTAAGCAAAGGACCTAGTTCAGAAATAACAGGAAGTGCTTCAGCTAAATCTGCACCCATATTAATAGCACCAGGAACTGTTGTATACGTATCAGGATCCCCACCTCTTATAGCAGCTCTGTATGCAGCGTTTGCCCAGTTGTATGGATTGAAGTCCATTAGTAATTGACCAACAGGACTTGATTTTTCTCTCATACCATAGTTACCCAGGTTTCCTTGCGGAACATAACCATATCTAGAGTAATGACCAAGCGCATCAAGTGGGTTAGATAACATGTACTGAGTTTGTGCTACTCTTCTATCAACCGCAGACGGAGCAGGCGAAATAGACATACCCGCTTCTCTATTCAGTATTGCTCGAGTTGCTTCAGGACTAATGGATGGTTTTACAGTTACTTCGGGAAGCATGTAAGTACCAAACTCATCCGACCATGTTGCGCTAACAGGTTTATTTACTTCTTTACCATCTTGGTATTTATCTAGCCATCCACCATTTTTTTTAATCCCTATTCTAACCTCTTTTCTGTTTTCTTGTTGAGTTTCAGGACTTAGCATTTTGACTTTCCAGGATTTTGTTTCTGGATCCCACATATACTTACCGGATTGATACTGACCAGTACTAGTAGCTTGATCAGCAGTCATCATAGGTCTAATTCTAATACCCTGAGACTTTACCGGTGGTTTACCTATATCTAAGTTAAAATCAGGACGCTCCAATTTTGCATCTAGATAAGGTAAGTTTTTAAGTTCTTCATACACAGGTTCTTCAGTTGGTAGTTTATAAATAGGTACTGGAACGTCAGTTGTATTAAAACCTATTGGTTTTATTCTTTTTGAAAAAGCTTCTTCTAAGATAAGTTGCTCTTTTGTACCAGGTATTCTAAAATTAGTATCGGTTAAGTAATTTAAACCTAAAAACTGCCTACCAAAGTCAACATTATCTATAAAATAACCACCTGGTCCATCAGCTGTCCAATGTACATCTTCATAGGGAATATTACTTTTATATGAGCTGTTAGGAGCTATATCCTTAAGAAGCTCGTAACTTCTTTTGCTAAGATTAAGACTATCGTTAAAAGCTTTATTAGCTTTTGCAAATGCAATAGGATCATTATAAACTTTTTGATGCCATCCTTTTTTTATAGCACCTGTATTCTCAGATTGGTACTTATCTAATTGTCCTCCTTCTTTTTTATTAGGTGTCCAGTTCTCTAACCAATTTTGTGTAGGTACTATCAGTGCTGCGCCGGAATAGCCTTTGTTATATGCGTTAAAGTCTTTCCATTGATCGTAGTATAATGTACCATTTTTAGCTGCTGGTTTAGCGGAGTAGGATCCTGTATCATGGTATATGATATCAAGATCACCTTCTTTTAATCCATAATCTTTTTTAAGTTTTTCACCATACTGTTTCATGTCAGAAACTGAACCGGCTACTGTTGACGCAAGTTTTTCATTAGTCTCAGGATCAGTCCATACAAAAGTTATAGATCCACCAGAGAATAAATTATAGGATGTTTTATCTTGACCTTTTTTAGTTCCCTGTGGTATATAAGTATGATTTACGTCTTTTTGACTCTTTATGTTTTTAGCACCTTTTTTAAGCGGTACCCATTCTGAATCTGCTTTATAACCTGTGTCTGAACCTTTGCCTTCCCAATCAACATCATCAAATCTATGTTGACCTGATACAGGCATATCAAGATGCCATCCTTGTTTTTCTAACTGATCTTTCTTAGACTTAATCTCATTAGTTTTCATATACCTAACCCATGCTGCTGCAGGATTTTCAGGATCCCATTTATACACCGCCCAGTATTTTTCAGGATCATTAAGTAGTTGATTACTAGCGCTTATGAGTTTATTGCTTTTTATACCTAGGTCACTATTACGAAGTGCGCTAAGAGAAGTACCCACATAATATTTATCTGGGTGATAAAACTGATTTTCAGTTATATCAGCATCTCTCAAGAAATCACCTACAGCAAATGCGTTCTCCCATTTTCTTGGTCTAGATGGATTTCCTGTAAGTTCTTTTACTTTAGGTGTAACAAAGTGAGTAGGAGGTAAAGTATCAGCACCTAGAATATCATTGTTAAATGTGTAGCTAAATCTAGCTAGTGAATCATTTCCACCAATAGGTTGATATGATGGTAACATATTACCTCTAGAATCTCTTCTTGCGGGTAATCGCTGTGGTCCGTACTTAGCTCTACTTTTATTTAACTGTTCCATATCTGAAGTTCCAGAAGTTACATCTTCTTCTGACATCAGATTAAGCTCTTCAATATTTGACTCACCTGTTGGTGTATCCTCACCAAAGTTTTTTTCTATAAATCTATTTTCAAAACTTTGATATATTTCTTTTGGTGAAAGCTCACCGAAACTTCTTAAACCAGGTATATCATTTTCAGGTATCTTATAATTCCAAGCATAAGCTGCTGCTAGTTTTGTTGCCTCGTTTGATAAATTCATCAACTTAATTACATTTTCTGCATCAGGCAAAGACTCATATGCACCTTTAACCGCGTTAGTAAAATCTGAAACATCTGGTAAAGATTCATATGCACTTTTAGTAGCATCCCATGCTGTGTCTAACCAACTCTTCTCAGCTAGTTCAGCTCGCGCATCTTTAGACTCTTTTAGAACTCTATCCTTTTCTTCTTTAGTAAGTTTTAATGGAGTGTACTTAAGAAGCTCATCCATCTCTTTCTTTTCAGCAGCTACCTTTGCATTATAAGCTGCTTGCTTTTTCTTCTGTTCTTCAACCTTAGAATAACTAGGTGGTATATGCTCTTGATACTTCTGAATAAAAGCTTTAGACTTTTCTGGACTAAGTGTAGTAAACTTATCTTCACCTATTTTACGTAGGTATACCGTGCTTCCATCGTATGCTATTTCTAGTTTGTTATCAACCTTCTGAAGCGGTAAGTTTTCAATTCTTGGACCAGATTTAGAAACAGAACCAGATGTAGTCTTAGATTGATATTTATCTAGCCATCCTCCATGTTTTTGTTTTAGAATACCTAGATTATATCCATATCTTTCATCACCTACAGGAGAATATAAAGGAGAACCCGATGTACCGGGACCATGATCTACTGCTTCCTTACCGAGTCCTTCTAAATAATTATGTAGTACTGTACCAGAAAATGCATTCCAGGTCTTAAAACTTTCATCATCTAAACCTTCTGGTGAATTCATGTAGGCACGAAATCTACCTTCATCTAGAGATATGATATAAGCATCTGGATTATTTTTTGAAAAATCATCTAGTGATTTTTTTGTTGTGGCATAACTTTCTTTGGAATTTTGATTTTCGTAACTGTCCTTAGATATAAAGATTGTTCTATTTGTTACCGGAGAATGTACTAAAAACTTTTGTTTATTCCGTAAGTTCCATATTTTATTTCCGTCTTTATCATATGTATATAAATTATCTTTAAACAGTCCTTTTTCAACTTCGACTTTACTATATGGAGTTGTGCTATTTCTTACTGGAACAATTACTGTATCATCTTTAAAATCTCCAGGGTTTCCAACTTTAAACTTATTATTTTCTATACCATAGAATGCTGGAATATCTTTACTATGGTAATAACTTCCAGCGTCTTCAGCATAATCACTATTTCTAAAAGTATCTTTAGGATCCTGCATTCTGGTTTTCCAGTTTTTAGCATAGTCTTCTGGTTTACCTGTTCCACCCCTATTTACTTCTATATAGTTATTTCCTAATATATCTGTGTATTTCTCTCCTGGGATTGTATTAAAAGTAAACCATCCCATTGGTTTATCAGTTATATCTATTAGAGTATCATTTAATTTTGCATTGCGATAGTTACGAGAACTATTTATAAAATCCTCATATGTTTTCTCTGGATCATCTGATGCTGATAAGATAGTTCTATCTGGAAGAACTTGTCTAACTACGGCAGCAGTTTCTTGATCTTTAAACCTTTGCGGTTTTTCATCTGTAATCTCTACAGTAGGTAATACATATGTACCCGGAAACTCTGCTTGTGCATTCTGTCTAATTGGATCTGATGTCCATGCTGGATTCCATTCAGATGAATTTTCAGGATTCCACCAAGGTGTTCTATATGATTCTTCTTTTAAAGAACTTACCTCACTAGCGCTAGTTTTACCTTGATACTTATCTAACCATTTTTCACCGCCTGTTTTATACGGATAAATAAATTTAGGATTATTCGGATTAAATGGAGCGTAATCATTAGTATTCCATATTCTTCCATACCAGGTAGCTCCATAGTCTGGATAAGCACCTTGCGTTTTTAAATCCCAGGTTGATCCTTTAGGAGCTCTATGTTGATAAAACCAGTCTCTCCCTTTATTCATCATAATCCTTCTTTCATTTTCAGAAAGTTTACCAACAGTGTTAGCATACTCACTATCAAATGTACCGGGGGTAGCTTTTCTACCTGCCCAGTTTCCTTCTTTATCTAGTTTGGATTTATCATGTACTCTATAGTATTCTTGTATAGCATATGCTCTAGGATCTACTAATATTTTTTTATTGCTCTTATCCCAACCACTATTAAAAATAAGATCCATAGCTTCCCCCATTTCTACGGGAGTAGCATTAGGCATCATTTTTTTAACTTGCGGATATATATCATTCATCAAGGTATTCATATACTCAGGATCACTGTAGTAAGTGAGCGGGCTACCCCCTGGACCACCTCTTAGAATTTCATAGTTTAATATATTGCCGGCAATATTTTGAATACTATCTCTTTCGGAAGTAGCTTTAGGATTCCATGTCCAGTAATTTTTTACCTGACCTGATTTTTTATCTGACTGATATTTATTCAACCAGTTACCTTCTGGATTTTTATATCTACCCGGAAGTATGTATCCACCTTCTTTTGCCATAGGAAGTTCATAAACATAACTACCTGGAAACGAGTAATCTAAACCAGGATACATCATTTGAGAGTATCCTGTATCATCTATTCCGTACACGGGAAACTCTACACCCTTCATAGTAATTCTATTAGAGGGGATAAGCAATGATGGTTCGTTCTTATCCTTAGAGTTTTTCTTATAACCTGTCTTAGAAACTTTCATCGCGGTGACAGCAAGTTTTTGTTGTTAGATATCTTCATTAGCATTTTAGCATTACCCGAAACCTTTCTGGTAAACAGAACGTTGTTGTAGTAATGTCTAAACTTCTTTCTTTCAAATACTGACTTAGCATAATTCAAGTTAGCAGGATTCAAAGATCGCTTATATCCATCCCATCCAGTTAACCAAATCGGTCTTTGAATATTTACATCATACTCGCCTCTATTTGCAGTAACGTCCCAGAACTGATTTACTCTAAACTTCTGCTCTACTTTCTCGTACATAATATTTATCCCCGCACCAGTTACAGCAGGATAATTCAATCTAGCAAAAGGATTATCCTTAGGTGCCATATTGAGATTAAGTTGTCCAGAAACTTGTTCAGAGTTATATACAATAAGTTCATCAAAGTTAAAGTCTAAAAGCTGGAATCTATCAATACCATCTATATCGTATACATATGACTCAAGTAAGTATTCTATACTCTTTAAAGTATTTACTGTCTGTCCTGTATCTACCACATACTCTACCTGGAATGGATAATCAACCCCATAATAGTTACAGAAACTATCAGTGCGACTATTATGTCTCCAGAAAGTATTATCATTAATAGTTATAAAGTTCTGGTTACTAGGGATCATCATTGTCGGATGCCAATCGTGGAAAGAGATCCAAGCTTTTGACTTAGGGTCATATGATATTGTCCATGATACATCGTTAAAGTAATTAGGATCTCCTAACTTAATTTTAGCAGCATTAGGTCTTGTATTATTTTTATCTCCAGAAGATCCCGAAGAACCACCTGTGTTCAAGATAAAATCTACACCACCAACATATGTAAGACTGATTCCCGCAGGTAAATCTTTTCTAAGCTCATAGTCCTTCTTAGTAAAGTAAATCATCAAGAAGTCGTTATCATAAACAGCTTGACAACCTACACCAATTACCGGATTATCTGTAGCTTCAAAGTTTGGAAAATCCTCTAGTATTCTGTAAGGTAAAAACTTACTAAACCACCAACGCATACCAGAAGCAGATATCTCTTCTAGTCCGCTTCCTATTGAAAATATTTTTCCGAGAGACTGAGATACCCAGTAGATACCTGCTGGTGTATTTAGAATTGAAAACTTATCTTGACAAGATCCATACTCATAAGATTGGTCTGTGTTTGTAAGTGCTTGTAACGGTTTATTAAACAGTGCACCATCACCTACTGTAATCTTAGTTCCCATATCAGACTCAAGAGTTTCGGTACCCTGAATCTGTACGGGACTATCTCTATCAAAGAGCATCAATGCTCCGTTCTTACCTATAGGTCTAATAGCAGTAACCTTAGACTTAAAGTCTCTATAGTTGTTTGGTAAGAATATTCTCCAACCATCTTTCTTTCCTTCAAGAACTGTAGGTAACGAGTAGATAACTCTGTTAGGTAAGTACTTATAACATAGAGCAGATACCATAGGATTATAGTCTCTATCTTGCATGTTACCCCAAGATACTACACTGTAGTAAAGCTTTGATACTGAAATAGATGGGTCAATCTTGTAGTAGTTACCAAATCTAATAATTCTAGTATCAAACAATGTTTTAAGGTCAGAAAGAACCTCAAAGTGTTTTTGTTCATCAAGTTCACCCCAGTCTCTTTGGTCTACGTTAATATCAGATTCTACAAAGAAATCCCTTACACCTGAGCTAAAGAGATACATGAAACCTCTTCTTATAGAAAATGAAAATTTATTATCGCCGCTGCTATAACTATTATCATCTGCATTACCAATTAAATTAGGTAATACATTATTAAAAGCCATACGTACTAATCCTAGTAAACCTACGGGTGTAGATTCCTGTTCTAAGTTAACTTGATTAGCGGGTGTATCCCATGTATTAGGTTGATTAAACTTTTGCAGCATTGTGGGTATTAACCCATCTATATCATATCTACTAAAGTCTGCAAAGTAACGAGGATATAAACCCAAGTACTTAGCCCTATAATTAAATGGGGTTTCATCAGGTTGACCATATAACCAATCATAGAAATAAAAGAAAGTATTCTTTTCTGTGTATCTGCCTATATATGTGTCACCTCCAAATAAAACATCAGTTGAGTAATTAGCATTAAATATAGTAACAGTGGACCCTACTGGAGCATCAATAGCAGAATCCGGAATAGGTTTATTGTTATTAACAATATGCGGACATGGTAAAGGTATTTGTCTAATCTGATCTAATTGTCCGTATTGGTTTCTAAATCTAATTTTTAAACCAGCATAAAAACAAGATGCTGTTATAGATATAGTTTTTATAAGTTCTGCTACAGGAGCACTAGCCGGTTTCCCTGTAAGCGATGGATCCATTGTAGCAGCTGTAACATTAGAACTTACATTTCTGCTAATGCTTACACCTGTATTATCTACAATGTTAGGTAACGCCACATCATTTGCGGTAGTTAATACTGTAGTTTTAAATCTGTTAATATTATTGATCTTATACCCACCAAACATATTAAAACCTTCATTTAAATATGCGACATCATTTATATAATGCCTTCTGGATGCTGGCGGTAAATTGTCTTTATGTAAAAACCCGTGGGAAATAAATCTATAGACATAACTACGAGCTTTTACAAAAGCATATATTAGGTCAATTGTTTTAGATGCTGCGTTTGTAGCTAGTGTATACAATGTAGGAACAACCGCAAAAATATTTGCTATAAGTGGAAGACCTGACATAACACCTTCTTTGTGCATTCTTCTTCTTGTAGGTCCCATATATCCCCCTGCAAGTGCGTACCCATTTGATGCAAGTTTATCGCCCATGTAAAATAACTGAGCATTATTACCTGTCACCATACCCGCTCCACCTAATGACATTAAACCACCTGTCAATCCTTGAGCTGATGCACTGAGACCTGTTTGTCCAAGCACCTGTGCTTGTTTAAGTCCTTCATACACATTACCACCAGGTACACCGAAAGTTGGATACATCAAACTAGGTGCACCAAAGACTCCTCCTGGGGTTGGCATAACCATCGTACCACCAAGACCTATATTAAGTGATCTTGATTCTTCTCCTTCCCATCCTTCTTCACCTTTCATTGCAAAGATTGCTTCAGCTATACCAAGTATCATTGCTGTTGTAGATGAAACATTGCTTAAAAGTTTTTCCTTGGGATGTCCGGGTACTGGTTCAAATGTTCCTTTTGCATTACCAGGATTTCCTAACTCTGTATAAAGTTTTAATTCTTTTACAGCTAAGAAAGGTTTATAGAAACTAGTGTCCGGAGAATGAAAGGTTAAAAAGTTTTTCTTTACATGTGATTCTGTTACAGGGGTGTAATTACTACCATTACCATTAACCGGAGTAATTGATAGTGTAGGATCAATTGTTCCACTTATATCCTTTACAGGATTAAACGGATAGTTTGCATAAAGACCTTCTGTATCATCAATATCAGTATAGCTCCGCATATTGTTTATAATACCCTTTGCTATAATGGACTTGTTTCCTGTTCGTGATCCACGAAGAATCTCATAACCAACAATACCAGGAATAACCTTAGTATTTCCATCATCGTCTATATAAACAGGAGGTTTAATGTTTGAAAACTTTACACCAACTATCTGAATGTGAGTAGCTCCAGTGTACTTAGGTGATGGAACAATATTACCAGCAGAATCTAAAATAACAGCTCTTGTATATTTTAAATCATTAGAAATAACATCTTCCGGCATCTTATGATGTCGGATAGGTTGGTTACAAAGATCCCATGTAGTTTGACTTGTACCTGATATTCTAGGATCATAACTAGAATTCCAAACCTCAGGATTTCTATCTGGATACTTTTCAGAAGATTGCCAGTAACCCATTGTACCTTCAGCTATTACAACACCACCATCTGATAAAGAATATGTAGTCGTACTAGTTATAGTAGCTGTATTTTCTTTTTCAAAACCGTATTCTAGTTCTGCTGAGTATATACCTATAGATTGTGTAGTATCCTTACTATCTCCAATCTTTCCAGGAATATGATATGACTTAGATTTTTCTCCTGTTGCGTAAATCCATCTTATAAAAAATGAATATACCTCATCACGCATATAACCTGTGTTGCTACCTACACTCTTGTAATAATCTGACGGATATCTTACAATTGCCCACTTAGCTTCAATTTGATTTGCCAGTGGTTGATAGTTAAAATCAAAAGTTGTACGAGGACCTATTTTAAGAAGGTAGCTTCCAGTTTCAAAAATAGAATCTGATGTTTCATACAATGGTGATCTTATAGGAAGTAACTCAAGAGGTACCGTAGGTAACGAGTCGTTTATACTATCAAGATATACCAATACAGGTCCATCGGAACAAGCATATTGACCTATTCTTCTTGCTACAGTTTGCCCATTTACTGTCGCAGCAATAACTAGTTCAAACTCAGTAAAAGACTTATTTTCAAGATTAGATACTTCTACAGTAATTGAACCACCAAGATTGTCGTGATCAAATATAGGTTGTACGTTAGAGGGTGATGTATAGTCTCCATACTTCTGACCATTTTCTAAGTATGCTATAAAAGCAACATAAGAACCATTAGCTAGGTTACCGCCACCTTCTTTAGCGCTAACTTTAACACAAGGGGTATTAACAAGTTTATTGATTCTGATTTCTTCACAATCTAAACTGTTGGTATTTTCACATATTGTACAACTGTTTATAATTTGACAGTCTTGTATCCACTGTACACCTGGCCACAGTACATTATTTTGATAATAGTTATTACCAAGGTATGGTGTATCTGGCCACAGTGCGGGGTTACCTATGTTTATATATCTGTCTGGATTTCTACCATCAGCAAAATAAACCGCCCACTGACAATCAAAGTTTTCTTTAGCTACCCCTGTTACTAGATTTAGTTTCCTAAAGTTTAGACATTTTTGGTTAACTACAGTTCTATATTGACAGAGGGACTCATCATACACACCTATTTCAGAGTTGCTATCATCGGTAGAAAATATTGCCCAGTAAGCATTGAATAAAAATATTCTACCAATAACTGTGTAGGGAGCAACTCCGCATGCAGAGTTTGATGGTTCATTACCTAAGACACCAACATCACCTTCTTTAGAATTGTTTGAAGCGTTACGTGCGTATGGCCATGAACTTTCGGGATCAAAGTTTTCATCAAAGTCTCTTACAAGACCTTTGGTAAAAGATCCTGAGTTAGAACTGATTCCAGATTCTGGAGTATTACCTTGTTTCTTTGCCATAATTAAATAGCGTTATTAACTCGTAAATTAAGAGGGTAGTAGTAGCTCTTAAACATATTGTAGTACTTAGAGTACATTGCTTTTCTGTTCATCGCCCACACCTTCATCATCTCAGAGAAGTTAGGAGTATTCACAATACTAAACGCTGCGTTTCTAGCAACTCTATGTTCAGCAGATACAAGTTGATATTGACCTGTAACGTTTACATTATCCATTACAAGGTTTTCTAGTATTCTCTTCTTCAAAGAATATTCATAGTATTCATTCAACATGGGATGATCTGGTACTATAAGATTACCTTCATCATCAACCATATCTGCTTGATAGTTAATGTACACATGTCCGTCAGTAAAGTTTGTAAACACCCAACCATCTTTGATGTACGCTTCATCTCTGTTCTGCCAACGAGGTGAACAGGTGTTTGGACAATCAACATCTATAAACTGAGAGCTTCTAAAAGTGATAGGAGAGAAAGTAGTATATTCTCTACGTACTGAGTTTACCATCTGGATAAGCTTATACGACTGATTGCATTCAGTCATACAAGTTGTTTCCGGACACGTTCCATTTACATCAGAACAAAGGTTAGCATCTATCCAAGGTCTATATCCTGGAGTGACTTCTTGAACGTTAGTTCCCTGTGGGGGAACTTCTACTACAACATAGTTACCGCACATAAGAGCAAAGTTCATTACCTGAAAATCTTCAGGTAGACGAGCTTTACCTTTTTCTATCTCAAGAACAGTCTCTCTACTTCTTTGAATACGAAGACCCAAATCGTAGTTACACTTACGCGCTACTTTGATAAGTTGTCCGGGTTCAATACTTGTATCAGCTGACAAGTTTCTAAGATCCATCTTAACATCCTCAAGAAGAGAATCAAAGGTCCTGTATTTCAGGGTGTAGTTGTAATCCATTATCTTAGAACGTTTTGTTTATCAGAAATATTAATATCCGTTGGAAGTTGTGCAGTACCCAACAACTGCGACATAACCTGTTGCTCAATCTCAGCAAACAAGTCATCAGGAATACCTAAGATATCATTCTGGCGTATTTTACAAATACCGTCAGCAGCACATGTAAATATTGCAATGTCTTGTTCAAATATCCCTTCTAGCAAAATGCTTTCCCACTCAATGTTCGGTAGATATAAATAACCATTCATATACCAGTAGTACTTCTGCTTGTTGTACTTAAAAGCAGTAGTCTTAGTCATAGATGTAAATTGAGCGGGTTGAGTTCTGTAAACCTCAACTGATCCGTCTATAGATGAGACCGTTCTAATAAAAGCACCATAAGCTCCCTCAAAAGGTACTGGAATCTTTTCCTTAGTGCGCATTACCTTACAAGTGTCAGGTAAGCTTCCGCAACAAGCTTCAACTCTGTCGGTCTCAATTAACTCTACACAAGGGAGAGTTCTAAAAAGACTTGCGAACTTAAGTCTTACATTAAGAGCGTCTTGTCTCTTAATCAACAACTTAGCATACTTTACAATAAGACTGTAGATAAATCTATCAGTCATAAAAGCATCCTGCTTTGCTGCTTTTACCAAGTTTCTAACCCTTGATATGCTCTCTCCTATTGTAGTCATTAGCTTAAATCAAATTCGTTATAGTTTATAATTGCTGATGAGACTTCTTTCTTTTCTACGTCTTTAGAAATCAGTTCATTATACAATCTGGATATCTTAAGATTATCCGGAACCTCAATATACTTTTCCCAGTTTTCTGGATATGTCTTAGCAACCTGTCTCTTAAAAGATCTACAAGGAGTAAACGTCCAGATCTCTCTATCTCTAACTTTATACTTAACCGCGTAGTTTGTATAAAAAATCTTAGCTAGCTTTCCGTCAGAAATAAGATTGTTGTTGCTTACCTCAAACCCGTACTTGATTGATTTACCATAGTTTATGTTTTTTCTTTTAGGGTTCTGAGATGTACACGTACCTATAAAAATAAAACCTAGACTCTCAGGTAACTCAACACCATCTCTATAAGAGATTACCTTTTCCCAGAACTTCTGGTTACTTAGCTTTATAATCTTCTTGAAGTCCATGTAAGTAAGATCTTTATACTTCGGGTACTTCTCCTTAAATTCTTTCCAGAGTTCTTTATTTAGAACATTGAAAGCTTTTGGTCTGAATCGGGGAGCAGCAAGATCCGGTTTTCTAAAGTTCCTCATCATAATATAATTTAGTAAATTTTAGTCGATTATAAAAACAAATATACCAAAAAGCCTCGGTTTTACCCAAGGCTCTTTGTAGCAGTCTTGCTTAAACCAACAAAAGCTAGACTCAGTATTATCAACAACCTGAATTAATCAAGTAGACAAGTGATGTTATATAATCTACATCAAACCTATTTACAGGAAACACACTACCATAAGTACAGCAGTTTATTACATTTACAGAATTTGTTAGTGTAGTTGTTGCAATCTGGGGACCATCATCAGTACACTGAGTATAGTATACTTCTATAGAAGTAGGTCCATCTTCAGGTAAATCTAAGATAACCTCAGCACCGAAACATGTGCAGCATGTTGCTCTTATTCCTGTTTGAACTACTCTTAATCCAGTTAGCTGAAAACAAGTACCTTTTCCTACAGAAGGGATACTAATCGAAAGTCTTCCTGTAGATCCTGCTGTGATTTGATAAGTTGTTCCAACAGGAGGATAAGATCCACCAGGACTTGATACAGAAACGGTGTTACCTAGCCCGGAAGTAAAACTAATAATGTTAGCTAAGTTAGAAAACATACTAAAAGTAAACTCGTATGTAGTCCCTACTGTTAAAATAACTGCGCTTAAGACAGTACCTGTAGTAGTATTTTCTGGAACATATACATGATCACCGACAAAAGAACATGTTCCGGCAGGATTCCATTCAACACTTGCATTATTTGTCCAGTAAATAGTAGAAGGTTGAAAAGGATAAGCTTGTAGTATATTTAGTCCATAAGCTTTAGCTACAACAGAGGACAACTTAGTTATAGTGTACGTGGAATTAGTAGTGTTTTGAACACCATTTCCTTCAGAACATACATATACTGTATTGCTAGGTATCCCTGCATTACCTCTAAATGCATATTCAGTGAGATCGTTTATTCCAGTACAACCTGATGCAAAACAGTTTGATTTAGTAAACGTACCGCAATTAGATGAGTTACATACTACAGAGTATAGTCCACAATCTGTTGCAGCATACTGTACACAGTTCATTTCTACTCTATTATCTAGAGCATCTTCATTAGTACAGCATGGTTGTATGTAACCTGTAACTATTATATTATCATCACAACTAGTCGGTGGAACAGTAACCAAACACTCAGCATAATCCTGCAAATCAATAGTAACTGTTACAGGTACACCGACTTCAAAAGGTCCATCTGCTTGATAGTAACAATACTCTTCTTGAGTTGTACGGAAGTATATTCTATGACAAGTGTCAATTTGAGGAGTAAACGTAACAGTGTAATTAGAACCAACACCTTCTGCGGCAACAGAGTATTCTTCAGTACCTAATAAGTTACCAAGATCGTCTATAAACTGTATTTCCTGTAAACCTGAACTTGTCTCATCAGGAATCAAGAACGTTACAGAACATGGAGGAGTATTATTAACACTTACTATTGCAGCACTAATTCCTCCTACAAGCAGCTCACTAAAATCTGGACTTACTAAGTTGCAGTTAGGATTAGTAAAAGTAACTTCGTCACCAGGAAGTGCACAACCAATAGGTTCAAAACTGTTTTCTGTGTCAGCGCAATTTTCAACTGTAAAGTCAAATTGTTCTAAAACTCCTGACGAACCTTCAAATACAATTTGAACATCAACCGGATAAAACGGTGCTGGTGAAGGTACAGGTATTGTGAATGCAATAGAACAAGGTAAAGGAAGACTTGAGTTTAAAAGTGTACCGGGACCTATAGAAATACAACCTGTTGATCCAGGGTAGCAAACTTGAATGTTTGTGACGCTAGTTGCAAATGTGCAACCTGTGTCTAATAAAGTAACTTCATCACCAGGACATCCTGCAGTTTGTGAAAGATAAGATGGTAACTTATCACCAATAGGTAATTCTTCAGTTGTAATTATATTATCCTCACAATCTAAGAAAGTTACAATAGCAACCTCATTAGGTGGAGCATCGCAAGGAACCTGAAAAGATACCTGACAAGGATCAGTAGTACTTATTGTAGTGTATACTACTTCAGTACCATTGAAAAGAATTGTACAGGTATCAGTTAATACTTCACAACCAGGATCCGTGTAAGTAACTTCTTCACAAGGAGAGGGCTCTTCAGGACCAAAGAAGTTAGGAGGACTTACAGGTATACTAATAACACAGGTCTGTGTGCCTATGGTTATAGTAAACGTTGCTACACCGCTAGTAGTCGGAGTACCTGTAACTGTGTATATTAATTCACCTGTAGGATCAGTTAATACACCAGCAGGGGTAGTAGCAGTTAATCCTGTAATTCCAGTAGAGTTACTACTATCTTCAGGATAAGGTTGCCCATTGCTTCCCTCGTAAGGGATTGTAATAGTTACACCAGAAGCAACTTCATTTATTACTAATGATCCGGTTATAACCGCTTGATCACAGAGTAGATCGTCAATAATAGGAGGCGGTTCTGAAACAGTAATGGTTAAATTACAGGTTTGGTCACCTACCTGAATATTAGTAAATGTGATTGTTCCTGATACAGTGGGTATACCTTGAATAGTAAATGGAACAGATCCTGAACCATTATTAAAATACCCATCGTTAATAGTTAATGTTAATCCATCTACAGTATCGGTATAAGTATCATAATATCCTCCGTTACCATTGGTATAAGGAATATTTCCTGTTACAGAAGTAGAAAAACCTTGTACAGGAGTAGCACTAAATGTAGCATTAGCACAGTCTAAATCTGCTGTCCCTGGTATAGGATCTACTGTAAGTAATATTGTACATGACTGGTTTGCAACAGTAATAGGAAATGTAGCAGGACCTGAACCCAGTGGTGTTCCTGTTACCGTGTAAGTAACTGTTCCATTAGGTTCGTTAAATATACCTGAAGCTAAAGTTGCAGTAAGTCCTGTAACTATACTTAAAGAGTTAGCAGTATTTGCAGGATAAGTGCCCCCGTTAGATCCTGCATAAGGAACTGTAAATGTTACTCCTGAAGCAACTTGTCCATTTACCAAAGTTCCGGTAACAGCAATGGAACTAGGATTACAATTTAACTGATCTATATCACCGATAGGTGGTTCAACAGGTATATCAAAAGTACAAGTTGTTCCTCCTATTGTAATATCAAAATATGCTGTACCGGAACTTTGCGGAGTACCAGTTACTGTTAATTGTAATTGTCCAAATCCTAATGCAAACTGACCAGCTTCAAGAGTTGCAGTTAAACCAAGTACTCCACCTAAAGCTGAAGTAAATGTTGCTGCAGGGTATGATCCACCATTACTGTTAGTATAGTTTATATAAAGTATAATGGGGTTGTTTACAGGTATTGGATCAGGATACGTAATTGTACCAACAACACTTAAACTGTTACAGTCTAAGTCTGCTGTACCATCTTCAATCGGAGGAGTTAGTGTAATAGTACAAGCAGGTGAACCTACTGGAAATGCAAACTGAAATGTAATCGGTATAAATCCAGCAGGCATTGTACCAGTAAGAGATAGTACTAAAACACCAGAACCTACAGCAAGAGTTCCAGGAGCTAATGATGCAGTAACTCCTGCTGGTGTAGATTGTATGATTTGAGAGTCATATGTTCCTCCATTACCTCCTGTATATGGTATGGACAATGTTATACCATTAACAGATTGTCCGGAAAGTACTTGAGAACTTGTAGTAGCAGCTCCGCAATTTAGATTGGCATCCCCGGGTAATTCTACTACAGGTAGTTCTATCTGACAAGTTTGACCTCCAATTTCAATATCAAATACAGCATTACCTATTCCACTCGGAGTACCTATTACTGTAAAAAGAATAGTACCATTTTGTGGAGTAGTTTGACTACCTGCAAAGTTCCCTGCAGGTGCTGACATTGTAAGACCGGTTATACCTGTGGATGAAAATGCTGTATAAGGATATCCACCACCATTTCCACCAATGTAAGGTATAGTAATAGTAATATTATTTCCGGCAGCGTAACTTCCAGGAAATGAAACAGTTCCGGTAAATACAGCATTTGCACAATCTAATTGCTCTACTCCTGAAGGAATTTCTACAATAGGTACTGATAAAGTGCAACAGAACTGACCTTGTCCGTTATACCCACCTATACATATAGTAAAAATTGCTGTACCTGTTTGACCCGCTATACCTGTTATTGTTCCTGTAAATGAACCAGAACTAGTTACAGTAGTTGGATTTAGAGTAAGGGTTAATCCTGTAAGACCTGTTGATGCAAATGTATCTCCTGCATATTCTCCACTATTAGACGCAGCATACGCTATAGAAATGTTTTCATTTAGTGGTGTACTGACATAAAAAGGAGGAGTATTAGGAGTATATGTAGCGCTGTTACATCCTAAAAATGTAATTAGGATTACTTCTTCAACATCTAAAATAACAGTGCAGGATACAGTAGTACTATTTGGACCAGGAAAACTTAAAGCAAAAGATGCTGTACCGCCATCAGCAGGAGTACCTGAAAGTGTGTACGTTAAAGTTCCCGAACCACTAGCAAAGCTTCCTGCAGCAAGAGTTGCCGTAAGACCAGCTACTCCAGTAGATAAAATACTTTGTGCAGCATAATCCCCACCATTGCCTCCAGTATAACTTACAGTAAAGGTTATACCTGAAGCATCGTCACCTTCAAATAAAACACCAGTAAGACTAGATGCAGCAGCACCACAAATTAAATCTGTTATTGAACCAGGATCAGGAATTATTTCCCTTGTGATCGGAATTATATCACAACCTATAGGAAGATACCAAGTATATGTTCCTGGTGCTGCAGGTATCCCAGAAAATCTAACAACAATTTGACCTGTATCAGGATTAGCTGTTGTACCATTAAGTTTATCCCAACCTGGAGCAACATCGTTTATACCAGCTGTAGCAGTAACGTTATTAACTATATCTCTACACTTATTGATTCTCCAAGTTCCGTAACTATTGTTATAATCAATTGTACTTGTAGCGCCTGATATAGGTACGCCAGCTACCAAAACACCTGTATCTAAACTAACATTATGAGTACCAGTAAAATCGTAGGGGGTATCTATAGTTTGGCACAGTCTAAGAGCAAAACCCCAAGATGGTAAATTTGGAATATGATCTATATAAGTTTCTCCACCACTCCCTAAATCTGCTGCAAAACCTCTCCAAGCATAACCATCATAAACAGTAGAACTACCATTAGCGTATTGTTTATCTGCTGAAGTACTAGTCCAAATATTTGAATTAACAGGACCACTAAAACTACCGGTGTCATTTATATATCCTGTTTTAACTAAAGTATAGCCGGAATCATTATTAGCAGCAGCATTATCAGTAGTGCCACCAGCAGACATTAAAGTAGCACCTAAACCAGAAGGGTTGAAATCATCATTCTGAAGACATTCATCTGATGCATTACCTGCTAAACCATTTCCACCTACGTTAATAGCTCCTACACCTAAACCATTTGCAGGACATCCTACTGAAAGATCAATTGAAACCCTATTTTTTATATGCTTAGCATCACACTCTGTAAGTACACGCCATCCCGGATTATTAGCGCTTAGATAAGCATTAATAAGAGCTATAGCATGGTGATTAAAAAGTAGTCCTGTAGCACAAGTATTTTCATTTGTACTATTAGACAGTGAATTATTTGCAAAGTTTGTAAAAGTACAGGCAGCAGAACTACTAGAACCCGCACTTACCCATCCTGCAGCATTAGTAATAAAAGGTACGCCCGGAAAAAGAAAAGTACTAAGATCTCTTACCGTAAGGTTGTATGTAGTAACCTCAAGAGAACCAATTTGTAAAGTTGGGTAGCATACACTATTTACTGTGACACTACCATATGTCAATCCCGAATTTAATTGACTAAAAGTGCAAGGATTGCATGATGCTGGTGCAGGAGGATTGGTAAATGTAATAGTTACAGTTATTGCTTCTGATAAACCATTAACCTGTAGTCCACCGGCAATAGGGGTTGTTTGAGGAACCCCTGAAGGAACCCCATCTGTTACATTAATAGAGCCTGTTACATATGGAGAATCTGGTGTAGCAATAACAGTTAAGTCTTCCCCATTTCTAAGTCTTATTACAAATCCAGATGTACCTGTATCAGTTATAGTGCTATCTACACCTGTTACTGTAGCCGAACCAGTACCCGGTCCAGCAAATACTATTGTAACTGGTATACTAGGTATAACTAATCTTATTGCATGACCTAAATAGTTCTGGACCTCATAAATTGAAGAATTATCGCTAGAGTTAGTCAACTCTATGAGTGCAGAACTTCCTGGAAATGTACTATTTTCATCACGACTTCTATAAGTAGCGCCAACTCTATTAATTGGTCCACAATTTGTAAACTCCAGCTCTATTGGAGGAGTATTATTAACTGATGCTACCCCATTATGAATTGCTGAAAATCCAGAACTGTTATCTGCTCCAGTATTAGGTGCATCCCAATAAGTTGTCGGAGTAGGGGTATTTGATTTTAGTTTACCTCCTGCTACAGATGCACCTCCTAAATAATCTACTAATTCATTAAAGTCATCATTAGAAGGAACTCTATATTTCTGATTAATACCTTGGCCTACTAAATAATTGTTTATTGCAACACCTGCGGAATAATTAAATAAATACCCTTGTTTGCAATCTAACAACTCAGTATTTATATTACAATAAGTATATGCTGGTACATAATTATCGCCTAATGTTTTCCAGGTACCATCATCAACAAGAGTTAAACCTGGTGCAAGAGTTTCTACAAGGTTTGATGCTACCCATTTTTGAGCACCTATCCAAATAGATGGATATACTGTCTGGTCAAATGTAACAGGCTCATACGCTCCTGCAGCTACAAGAGTGGGATTTAAAGCATCTGATGTTGTTAGATCAGGACAATCCGGATTAACCCAATCTCTTACTAAACGTATTGAGTTACCTACATTAGGGTCATTAGAAATATAAGTCCCAGAGGTTAAACCTGGGTTAGTACTACTACCTGCTATATTAAATTTTAATGAGTTAGCTGGATTTGTTGCACCTTGTGGTTGATCTCCTCTATTCCAGATAGATACCGATTTATAAAAAGCTTTAGCAAAACCAGTTACATTATACTGATTATCTGTTCCACCAGGTGTTGATGGACCTAACCACCAGGCTACAAATCTTCCATTAAAATTAATCGAACCTCCGCTTTGAGGCGTTGCTGTTGTTATTACTCTTGCACCAGCAGCAAAAGCATTAAAACCTGAGTAGTTTAAAGTTACACCTGCTGGTGGTGCAGTAGAAGTAGAAAGCCATTGTGTATTAATAGTGGCATTACCCGATGTAGATGTATTTCTAAGTTTAAATGTAGAATTTGCATCAGATAACGGATCTAATGCCTCAAGCAAATGCTCAAAATCTGCTTGTGTAGCAACCCTCCAACCTGCACCCACTGCTGCCACCCCTGCTGTACTAGCTAACCAATTGTTAATATTTTGAATACAATCAGGTTTATACAAAAAACCTGACTCACATAATTTAGCAGATGCAGTGTTATTAAGAACAGCAGCTTCGGTATTACCAATACCATTGTCTGCAGGGCTAGCTGCTCTTAGTGTTCCAAACCAGTTTATATCACTTGGTAAAAAATTAAGAGTAAAAACTTCTGCACCAACTAGATTAGCAGCAAACCATTGTTTTTGCGTACCAGTAGTACTATTATTTATTATAATAGTAGGATAAATTATTTCTACATTTGCGGATGTAATAGATACGTTAGGTCCTGAAGTACCAACACTAGGATTTGGAGCAGGTGTTCCTCCAGTAGGATATTGATTATTACAAATTGGCATATTATGCTGTAGTTACAATTATACTTACTGAATAACAAGTGTTATTATTTCCGTCAGAATAAGTAGGTCTTACTCTTATCAAATAAGAGTTCATTGCTAGAAGACCTGTTATTGTAGCTGTGGTAGTACTTTGCAATGGAAGTGATGTCCATGTACCTATAGCTGGATCATTTATTTTATACTGAACTTCATATGCAGGATCTCCACTAGGATTAGGATCCGATGCTCCCCAAGTAATACTTATAGTAGAGTTAGTAACATTTGTGCTTTGAAGTGGAATTGGTGAGTAAGATACACCTGCTGCTGTAACACAACCCGGATTCGTAATAGCAAGAATCAATCTTTGAAACACAGATTCTACTGTATCTCCTTTTTCAATACTGTACTGCTGGATACTATCATTCATTACCGCACAAGCAGCATTGATATACTCCATGCAGTTTCCGGCAACCTTTGACTCACAAGGAGGTGCGCATGGAGGTGCTACCTGGCTAGCGGGAGTACATCCACAACCGCATCCACCACTTGTACTAGTACTTGTATTATTTGAGCAAGCCATTATTTATCTTTTTAATTATTATTATACTTAAGTTCCTGCTGGTAAAGTTACGCTACCGCTGTTGCTGCATTCGGGAAACCTTTGTGCATTACCTTGACTTATATTACCAACACTAACTGAAACAGTAGTACCGCATTTAATACCACTAGGAATAGTAAAGCTCTGAGTGCCGCTGTTAAATATTGTTTGCTGTGTTACAGATATATTTGAAGTATTTGTGTAAGTAACACTTACAGGCATACTAGACTGTGTTACACCAGGACCACTTAAGAATGCAATTGGACTAATAACAGATACGGTAACGCTTCCACCTGTAGCGAGACTACATGCACTAGTGGAACCAGCTACTACAGAAAGAGATGGCGATGGTCCGCCAAATGAAGGACAACCATAAGTTGATACAGCATATTGATTAACTAGTGTTGGATTATTTCCGGCTGAAACACCACATTCTTGATTAGTTGTAACATTTTTCCAATAAAATGTTCCTAGAGCTTGAACTTGAATAGAAACACCTATACCACTAACACTAGCTAATGGGTTACTTCCATCGTCGCTATTAGTATAACTTATCTGAGTGGTAAATGTAATATTAGGAATAGATACATTTATTTGTGATGCAACACCAGTAGCAGAAGGAACAACAGTACCTTCAAATCTTGAAAGCACCCATTCCTCTCCACCAAGCACAATAGCATTTGGTGTAGTTGCACCAGTTGTATTTCCTGAAACCCTAAAATAGAGATAATCGTCAACAGTGCTTTTATTAAGATATATTTGAGGTATAGGTAAATTAGTAGGGCATGGTGCTGATGGTGCACAACATGCAGTCAGCTGCTCTCTAAGATTTGTCAACCCTGTTCTGATATCACAAATAGCAACCCAAAGATTTTGTATATGCTGATATGCAGTTTGGGGAGAAGCTATCCACGGAGGTGATTGATAACCACCCATAATTTGGGGTGGGTTAGCCATCTGCACACTGTTTTGGTTAACACATGCTGAAGCTGAATCTGCGCTAGTAAATTGTGCAGTAGTACCTGTATTAGCTTGCAACAGGCAAAAAGCAAGATCTAGCGCATTTATATACTCTTGTAAAGGTACACTTCCTTGAGTAACACACTCGCTGGTAACATTAAAAGAAGAACTTCCACTACCACCACCACCAGTATTGTTTTCAATATTTGTAACTCTTACATTTAGATTATCAATCTGAAGTTGCAAACCAGCAATACTGGTAAGAATAGTACAAATTCTATTACCTATAAGAATCACATAATCCTGCAAAGACATTGTAGTGATTGTGTTACCCAAATAGTCTTGTGTCTGAAGACAAGGTGCTACGGTTACTATACAATCAGAAGGACATCCTGCGCTACTTGTACCATCAGCAGCGGTTCCATTTTCTAAGGCGCAGACTTTGTTAAGAATAATCTGCATTACATCCTGGAAATTCTGAGGAGTAGGATAGAGTGGATTAAAGCAAGATAAGTCTAAAAGACTAATGTTTAATTGATCAGTTATCTCGCATAACTCTGTTGCCATCTTAGCAACAACGTCACTAACAGAATCTCCTGTGCATAAGGTGATGCATGGAATATCTGGTCCTTGCCAGATTACACAGTTAGATGATATTGGATTACACCCTTGTTGTGTATTGTTTGATTTTACAGGAACGCCCATATCTTTAATATACTAATTATTTTTCTATTCTGCTACAACATTTTGTGGTTCGTTGCAATTGTCACATGGATCTGCATCATAGTAAGAACAGTCTACAGTCCATGTAGATAAACCACAGTCAGGTGATAGACACGCTGACTTATTTACAAGTACCCATTGGTCATTTGTACCAATAGGATAGTCACTGTTAATCAACAGTTTAGCTGCTATCACACCTGTATCTTCATTTTCAATCACCCAGTAACTATTCTGAATATCCCAGTAAATTATACCATTTATACCAGTAGCTCTAGTAAACTTAAATGACCACTTTCCGTTAATGAAATCATTATAAGTAGCAACCTGAGAACCACAGATATCGTTTCCAGTAACAAATACACATAGAGTAGGAAGAATTACCTGACAAGTACTATAGTTTATACTTTCTAGATCAGCAATTTCTTTGTCTATCCAGAGTTTATCATAATCTATACCTGTGCAGCAACTATGCACACCATGCTTAATACCCATAAACAACTTGTAATAGTTGTTTGCAAAGTTTGTATTTGCTTTAATCTCAGCATCAGATACTGTTATTCTAAAGAAATCTTTAGCAGGTTTCTGTGTATACTTAGGTATTTCACAGCAACCGGGAGGCGGTGGAGGTGGTAAACAACACTCACAAGTGCTATATGCATCAACTATTGTATATGCAGGACGAAGTGATGCTCCTTCACCAGGAGTAAATGGTCCAGAAACCTCATAGCAGTTGTCATCATAACCTTCTATTTTCACAATCATGTTTACATATAGAAACAGATTGCTTGAAGTAACTAAAGCTAGTTGCGGAGAGTCTACAATAGTATCTACATTAGATACAACAACATTTGCTAAGCAGTTTGTTAGTACATATACATCGTTGTAAGGATCGTCTGTAGGACATGTTGCTTGATTAGACTTAATCCAAAAGTTTATGGAGAGTCCTGCGTCATCTGTTATTCTATTAGATGCATTAGTACATGTTGTACATTCTGGAGATGGTGCACCAGGAATTGAACAAAAACTTTGGAAAGTGTAATATGTCTCAGGAAAGTTAGCTGCATCATTAATCTCAATTAACTGACCCTGAGCTAATCCCGTAATAAAAACAGTTTGCGCAGATGACTGCTTACAAGTATAATAGTAAACAGGTTGCCCGGTTAGACAACTATTCAGAGTTACACATATACAGGAACTGGTCATTTCTTTTATTTTAACAATTTACACAAGGCTCACAACTAGCAAATTCTTCTGTTACAGATATATTCAATATAGGCAATGGACACGCTTCAGTGGTAATATTTCCTGGAAAATTAGGATCTACTCTTTCCCATACACTTGTTATCGGGCATTCTATATTCAAGTTAGAATAAAAATAGATAGCTTGTGTTTCTGGATTATAAACCTCCCATCTTGTTTCATTGCTGTCATATGCCAAAACAATAGATAGCTGACTTGCTGTTATAAACTGAAAGTAAGGTTTTCCATTGAAAAGGTTCTGCTCTCTGTCAATGTTATAAACCTGTCCATTAATAGTTATCTTTAAACAATCACAAGGATTTTCCTCTACTGTAAAGCAAAGTCCTGGAAAGTTATCCGCTTTTATAACCTTACCCACATATGCTGAAAGATCAACAGTGGACGCAACAGATACCCCATTAACACAATTTGTCAAACCATACTCTTTTGGATCACACTCAATACATGTCTGGAAAGGTTCACCACTAGGTGTTAAGGGTTCTAGTGGTAATGTTTTTTCGCTATTTGGTCCTACTTGCCAGCAGTCACCAGGATATTCAACAAGCTTTACAGTTTTTCCTAAAAGTGCTTCAAACTGTGTATTAGATGTCTGAATTGATATATTAGTATCCTTACAGTTATATAGTTTAAAAGATGGAAGACATGTTTCACAACTTCCATAAACTGTTGTAACAGTAACCTCCTGAGCATCTTCTATACATACTGAACTAAGTTGAGATATGGAAAAACATCCTTCCTGTCCAGCAATATTTACAACTTGTCCATCATACTGAGAAAGATCTGTATTAGAATAAATTTCAGTAGCACTATCACAGCTACTTAGTTTATAGCAACATGGGATAAAATCATACTGCACATTAGACTGAAAATATGCTGTACCATCACCAGGATCAACATATATAGTGCAATTTTCACAAGTGGGTGCAGGTATAGTTACTTCAGTAGTAAGGCTATTTATAATATTTTGAACAAGTGCTTGGGAATTAGTAAAATCAGATTCAAAATAAAGAAGATTACCATTGTCATCTAAACTAGGTACGGGAGGATATGTCAACTGACTACTAAGATAGGTGTTCCCAATAGGTTGTACCAAACTGTCATAGACATCTTGTCTTTCGTCAGGTTCACCTAAAACAACAAGTACTAATCTTACACCTTGTTGTTTAATTTGCTCAGCTAAAGATCTTGTATTTTCTGCGTCTGCAAAATCACCTATACCAGAGCTAGCGGGATATGGTAGAACTGAACACGGATCTGATATCCTCGGTTTTCCGTCAGTGACTAAAATTAACATCTTTTCAGCTGACGGATTTGCTGTGCTACCATTTATAAGTTCATTATAGGCAGCGCAAAGACCTATTGTTTGACAAGTACCTCCATTATAACTACGAGCTGCACAAATAGCGTTATTAATACTTGTCTCATTACTTGTTAATCCCAGAACAATAGTAGATTGGTTACCAGCAGCTCCGCAACTAGACCAGTCACCAACAGCAATTTGAGTAGTTCCTGCAGATAATCCTGCAGACAAACCAACTACAACATCGCTCAGCATGGCGTTCATTTGACCCCATTCTGAACCATTTGTATAAGAACAATAATTGCTATTACTTAATACAGATCCAGAATTATCTCTAGAAACTACTATATCAATTGATCCTTCAGCTCCTTGTCCAGTACAAGTATTAGCAACAGGGTCATATATATAACCAGGAGGACATATAGGTCCTGCTAATTCAGTGTCTTCACAAAACCCTGTTTGAGGGTTAAAATCAGATTTACCAGGACATTCACCACACTCATAGTCAAGTGTGGATGATAATGCTTTTGCAATACCTGTGTAATTTGCTTCTTCATTTAAAGTTGCACCACCATTTTGTGTTGTGTGAATAGTAGTAGATGCGCTAGTAATACCAGCACCAATAAATATAGCATTTGAACCACTGAAACCAAATACAGCTTGTTCTAAAGGAGCGCCAAAAGGATAATTACCTACTAAAGTATATCCAAGACCACTACCAGAACTGTAGTAAATATCTTGATTAGAATCAATTATCCATGTACCTGCACTTTGACCCGCTGTTGATATAAAACTAGTATTAAGATCTATTACTGGTGTTGCTGTTGAAAGAGAGAAGCTAATACCCCCATCTAATGAAACATACACACCGCTATCCTCAACAAGAGCAATAACAACATTAGTATCATTCAGATGTATAATTCCAACAACAAACTTTCCGGCTACAATAGCTGCATTACTATTAGTGGATTCCCAAGTAAGACCTGTGTTATAGGTCTTATAGATTTTATCAAAAATAGAGGCAAACCCTATAAAGTTTGAACCAAAATGTACATTTCTAAAATATATGTTTGGTCCTGAGGATCCATATAAAGATGCAGGAGTTACGCCAGTTAATGTAAATGATGTACCTCCATTAAAAGATCGGTATACTTCTGAACCAACTGCTACAATTCTAACACCATCAAGATAATTTACTGAGTAAAGTGAAACACCTCCGGTTCCAGGAACTTGGGTAAAAGAAACACCACCATCTGTTGTAGACCATAGTCCTTCACTAGATGATGTTATAAGAGCTTTGTAAGGATCAAAAGTACTAGCTGCAATAGAGGTAATATTTGCAAGATTTGACGGATAACCTGAGGGGGTAATGGTTTCCCATGTCAACCCCTGATCATCAGATACTTTTAAATAATTAGCCCCTGTTGCTAAAACATACGATCTTGTTGCCATTATTCTTTCTTAGTTTCAGTTTCTTTTGCCTCTGCTGTAGAAGTTTGATTAACACATTTAGTACATCCTATTTTACCATTAGAAAGTACTTTCTTTTGACATCCGCAGCTCATAGCTGCTCCGCAATTTGGACACTGTGACATAATATATTGGTTTAATTAGTTACATGATGAACAACCGCAGCCGCAAGCAAGTTTGTTTAATTTCTTTACTACATATCTGTACATATCCATACCTTGATCTATACTATTGCAGTATTCTACTTTTGCTTTAGCTGCTTTTAAAAAAGTGTCAAGCAATTGAACTTCTTTTAGTTTATCTTTTACAGGACCTTGTGGGTCACATGCTTGCAAATTTAAACAACAAAGTAAATCATTTATCTGATTTAATGCAGAAGTAATTCTTAAATGATTGTATTCAACATATACATCAGGACTATCATTAATACTATACTTGACATTGTAGACACCATCTGCAAAGTCATTGTAGGTATTCCCACAGTTAGCCGTCTGCAGACCAATATTGCAAGCGGTAAGGTTTGCAATAAAACCAGTCTCTAAGTTAGACATATAGAATGGAGATGTAAATCCGGGAGGAGTTATATCCAATCTAGTACAATCTACTACTCCAGCTGAGCTATAAATACTAGCGTCAACTACGCGAAATATACAACCTGATAGTGTATCGGGGATATCTAAAGCTAACTGATGTTTATCCATGTGTATATAAATTAAAAAGGAGAGGAGAGTATAACTCCCTCTCCCTTTTTATTATTAGTCAAATATTAATCCAAAGCTGCGTTATCGCATATAGCACTGTTATCTGCACAAGCATAAAGCTCTGCAGAACCTGCTTCAAGGATACAAGCGCTACCGTTATCAGTCAACCAAGTTCCTACGTTAGTACAGAATGTTGTAGCATCTGCACTACCTGTTGGGAATACAATTTCCAACAAATACTGATCATTGTCAAATGTACCAGTAGGATTGTTGAAACGTGGAACACTATGCTGAATAAATACGCTGTCGTATTGAGCAGTTGTAGCAAGTCCGCGGTCAATTGCATCAGTAACATTGTAACCTTGGGTAATCTCACGAATACGAAGATCACGTCCAGTATAGAAAGGAGACTGAGCATATCCTTCTGACAAAATCAAGCGACGAACAATGCTTTCACCATAACCCATACCTTGACGACCAAGACAGCTATTTCTTACGCAAATACCTGTAAATGCACATGGATCACCATTGTAGTCAACCATAGATGCATACAACTTAACTGGCTCCAAGTAAGCTTGCAAAGCATCATTTGGGTAGAAAGTACAGTCACCGAACTGAGTGTCTACATAAGCACCCTGAATGATAAATCCAGCAATAGTTGCGCTAGGAATAGCAAGTGCTCCAGTAATGTAGTTATTCAAAATTTGCAAGTCAGCAGCAGCAGATGTAAACCAGTTAGCTGTTACCAATCCTGCAGGATTCAAAGTATTAGCACCAGCAGCACCGTATTGAATTCTAATTCTGATGAAAGGATTCGTCAAAGGAGAATTCAACAACTGATATGCCCAGTTAATATAAACAAGCAAAGGATTAGCTGGAGTATTATTTTCATCGCAGCAACCAGTATAAGCACTAGCTGTAAAATAGTCATTTCTAGAAAGGTAGCGAAGTGCTGGAGAACCTTTGATATCTACGCGAAGGTAGTAAGTCTCCCCACATTTAAATTCAAAATCAGCACCCTCAGTGCAAGGAGAAATAGTTGTCGCAGTAGTAGTGTCAAAGGTTGTTCCAACAGAAATAGACTCTTGACGAATACCACAAGCATTAACTCTCCAAAATCCTGTTACATACTTAGGATTGATGATTTTTGATTTTGAAGTTTCTTTGTATCCTCCGTGGAAAGGACCAATTTTGTCGCTAGCGTAAATAGAACCTTGCGCCAAAACAAGTGGACAGTCGTTAGTACCAGGGACAACCAAAGCATCTGGAGTGTTGTTATTAGTTACTCCTTTGTTTGGAGCAGCATAAAAACCAACTTGAGCAGGTAAAAGAGCACGAGCATTACCTGTAGTAACATAAGCGTCAGTAGCATTTGTTGCTAAAAACACTTTGTGAAAGGCATGATTAAAATAAGCCATTGTTTTAAAAAATTAAAGGGTTACAAACAAAAATATATAGTTAATATAGGAAATCCTTTTAGAACTTCCAAATTATTTCAAGAAAATTAGTTTATACTTAGTGCCGTTAATCAGTGACTTGACATTGTCTAAGTCATTAATAATCTCAGAATAAGCACAAGCTTTTTGAGCAGCATCCACCTTTTGGTAGAGGTCATTCAAGAAGTTTACGCAGTCTCCCGCACTAGTAAAGGAAGCTTGTTGAGTAGCTGGAATATTTAACAGCGTCTCGGTTACTCCCTGGTATGACTCAGCAATAGAGTCAGCAAGATCTCCGATTTCATCATAAAATGCACCCATTGCTGTATGTGCAGCATATGAACCAGGACCTGTAATTTTAAGATGAGCTTTATGCACAGAAGTTACTGCTTCCAAAAATTCTGAAACAAGTTTCCCCATGTCAGCACCTTTGCTGCTAGAAGACGCGCTCTGTGATTGTTGTGATCCAGTCTTAAGGGATCTTCTTAAAACATTATTTTCCATAATTATGTATTAGTTTCTGATTGTTGTGAAGTACGAGTATACTGACTAAATGATTCTATGTCAGCTGCTAATATAGATGCAGCAGCGTCAACCAATACTTCAGCAATATCATCTCGAAACTCGCATTCTACATCTGTCGTAGTTATTGCACCGGTATATGGATCACCGCAGTTAGCAATTGCTATACGACGAGGTTGTCTATAATACATCAGAGTAACATCTCTTATTTCAAACTCACCGTTTGTATATACTCTGATGGCATTATTTACAACTGTGCAAAAAGTCTCCGCCCACTCAAAATTTGGTTTGCGTAACTCATCTCTAAGAAGAACGCTGCTATTAACCTCCTCAACCAAATAAACTATAAGATCTTTTGGATCTGTACAGCAGTCTTTTGTAGCTGTTATGTCTAGCTTGTGATACTCTAGATAGTTATTTGGTAGAGGATTGGTTAAATAGTAGTCTCCCGCGTTTAATGAAGTAAGGGAAAGTGGTGTAAGCAAGTTTTGCAAATCATCAATCTTTCGTACAGTTTGTTCTGCACCTGCTTGCGCAGCATTACGACCCATGATTTGTCTACGTACCCATTCGATTTGAGCTTTATTAAAAGCTTCAACAATTTGCCAGCACTCGATATTATCGTAGTCCTGACTAGCGAGTTTGTTTAACCGCTGTTGAATCTTTAATCTAAGGGTACTGTTTAACATTACTTAACGTTTTTCTTCTTGCTCTTAGGCTCAACAGAAGCGGGTTTGTTACCACCACCTGTTCTACCAGTTGCTTTTTTATCTACAGTAGCTTTGGTAGATTTAGTAGTACCTGCACCTTTTGAACCAGCTACTTTCTGAACTGTAGCTTTTGTATTAGGATTAGCTACACCACCTGTCATATACTTTTTCATTTTATATATAGAATTTATAGATTACTTTTTCTTAGCCATCTTTCTAAAAGTCTTAGCAAGATTGTATCTCTTGCTACCAGCGGGACAAGATGAGCTACCAAATTTAGATCCGGTGCAGACTCCCTCTGTACCTCTACGCTTGATGCTAGCAGTAGCGCTTTGAATCCACTTTTTATCTTTTGCCATTACTTCTTTTTCTTTTTATTTGTGCCACCTAACTTTTTCTTAGGCACACTCTTGTTAAATCCTGGATCAATATCACCAGACTTAGCACCTACTTTTTTAGGATCTATCGCAAACTTAGGATCAATATTTCCTGATTTTCCTCCTACACTTTCAGGAGTTTTATAAAAACCTGGGTCTCTTTTTTCAAGCGCTTTTCTTATTCTGTCAGCTGCACTTCCGTAGCCAGTGGTATCTTTTGGAGCAACAGGAGTCATGTACCCCTTGCGTTTAACTTCACCCTGTGACTGATATTTTTTAAGCTTCTTTTTCATTACTTCTTCTTTTTTACAGCACCACCTTTTTTCATTGTACCGGCATTCTTTTTAGCGCCAGCAATTTTATCAGCATAGGTAGCTTTATCATAAGGAGGTGCAAGTTTTTTAAAGGATTCACTAGCACCACCTGCTTTCATTTTTTTAGCGCCACCGCACTGCATGCATTTACTTTTCATTTCTTTTTTTAGATTTAGTAGAACCACCTTTTTTCATTCCGGGTATACCGTTCTTACTCACATAAGCTCCAAGAGCTGCTGTCCTTTTACCCATATTAAACATTCCAGGAGCAGCAGGATTAAATCCTAATCCGCTATACTTGTCTTCTTTACCACCTCCACCAAGTAGTTTTTTTGGTAATGGAGACTTTGATTTCTTTGCCATAGTATTACTAATTTACATTAACATTTCCACTTACGCAAAGCTTTATTAATCCTGCTATCTGGATCATTAGCTGTTTTGCTAGAAGTAAGCTTCTTTTTCATCCCGGACATTCTTGCACAAAATGACTTCTTTCTAGAACCACCTTCAGGTTGTGGTGCTTTAAGGTTACCTCCTGTTTCCTTATTGTAGGAAGCTCTACCCTTAGCGTTAAGTCCACCACTTGGTGACTTACCCTCTTTTCTTTGCCATGCAGGTGACTTTGCCATATTACTTTTTCTTCTTTTTGTACTTGTAATCAGGGTTATCCTTGTGCCACTTTTTAGTGGATGCTACACCTTCTGCTACTGTCTTTGCTCTACCAATCTTAGTTAGGTTTATGGTATCCCACTTACCTTTATCTTTGGTAGGGTGGTTCACCATAATATCACCGGGTTCTCCTTTACCGCGTTTAGTAGTCTTCTTATAGACTACATGCTTCTCACCACCCGCTGTTACTTTAACTTTCTTTGCCATTACTTTTTAGGGTTAGCAATACCACCTAACATTTTAATTTGCTCTTGTGCAAGTTTCTTTACATCACCCATCATCTTAGCATCCTTACGGATTTCATCTGCTCTACGAAGTGTATTCATAGCAGATTCTACCTCCCACTTACGCATCTCTGCTTTAGATGACATAGATACCACAGGGGAAGACTTTTTACTGGTTGACTTTTTAGCAGCCATTACTTTTTGGTTTTTGATTTAATTTTCTTTTCTTGTTCTAGCATTTGCTTGGTAGGTTTCTTACCAGAACCTTTGTTAGCGCGGATATTATCCCACAGTCCTCGTTGACTGTAGGATCCATCTTTGCGCTTAATCATTTGTTTTTTACTTGCCGCCATAATTACTTGCTTTACTATAATTTAGTAAAGATTTGGTTAGGTCTGGAGAATTTGTTAAAGAAAGATTTGTAGCAGCATTGCTGTACTTAGCAGTCTTATCGCCTTTGACAGTACTCATATTGTCAGAAGCTTGATATAGCATGTTTCCCATTATTGATTCCAGTATTTTTCGGTTGACTTTAATAGATCTTTCAGGATCTCTTCATTCAAAGGATTCTTCAGATATTCTAAAACATCTGATGGATTTCTACCAAGCATTGTTGATGACGAAGCATGGTAAATAAATCCATCCGGTTTGGTAACAATATACCTTAAGTAGTTAGCATCTCTAATAACTGACTTTAGTTTTAGTGTTTCCATATCAAGGTTTACGGTATCTAAGAAAGTTTGAGCCGCTCTTGTAGGACTCGTCTCAGAACCTTCACCATTGATATAAATATCCATATTATCGTAGATAACATCATTTGGTGTAGACTTCTTATACTGAACACTATTAATGTCTACAATCTTTGCTACGTACATCATCTTAACTGGATTCTTATCAAACAACTTCTGAAGCTCAGCAAGAGCTTTGTTACGAAGTTTTTTAACTTCAGTTTTAGTTCCAGCGGTTTCTTCGTATTTATCTAAATAAAATTTAACTGGAGTAGGTTTGTTTTTAGCCTCCTCATAGCTCTTTGCGACGATGCTAAACCCACCTGCTTCAATAGCATAAAGTCTAATTCTATCAAAAGGATCTTTTACCGGATCAAGAAACATTGGGGTGTTTCCACACCTCAATGTAATCTTGGTCCAGAAATCATCATTCTCAGGGCGTAATAATTTTACTTTGCTCCAGAAATGTGGATCAGACACTTCAATCGGATTTGCTGCCATCTCTTTTTCTAGTTCAGATACAGCAGCACGAATCTCATTAATTTTAGCTTTCTTCTGATCTTCGTCTCTAATCATTTTAACTTCAGGAGCAAATTCATTCAGACCTGTAATGTATCGCTTCACACCGTTCTGCTCAATACATGCAAGTTGTTCTTCATGAAAAACTCCCTCAAATAAAGATAATCCATACTTTTCAAGTCCCATGTTAGAGACATTTTGATTAAAGAATGGACGGATTGCAATAGGTCCAGATTTAATACCTGGAGTTTGCACAATTGTAAAAGTATCACTCATTTTTGTTGGTTTATAAAAGTTATTATGTTAAAGCTGTCCAGTCACCAGAATCAGTAGTTCCTGTAGAAATATATACTGCAGCGTTAGTAGTGTCAATAAACAACAAACCTACTTTAGCAGGAGTTGTAGTAGGTGCTGCTGTACCTACTGTGTGTGCAAGCTGTACATTGTTACCATCCACAATGGGTTGGTTAGCTTGCTGCCACATTTTTTTAATTGGATTTTTATACTCGTTCATTGTTTTAAAAATTAAAAGGTTTACAAATATAAAAGAGGGGAGGTTTCCCTCCCCCTTTTATAGTTAAAATCATTAGAATGATCCGCCGGTTACAGGGTTTCTCATAACGATCTTCAACACCTTGGTTGGGTCTTTTACCCAAATTGCAGGCATTGTTTGTGTCATATATACACGGTATCCATTGAACTGTCCAGAAGACTGGAATCCTTGGGTACGACCCATGTAGTCCATTGTACCGTTTTGGTACCACCACTTCAATTGGTTATCCCAAGACAACTTCAACAAGAAGATATTGTCGTTAGTGTTGTCAGTGATATCGAAGATGATGAAGTTGTAAGAAGACAATGGGAAACCGTCAATGATTGGGTTTTCAATGTCATTAGTGTGGATGTTATCGAAAGCAGGGTTCAATACAAACTTCACGTTTGCCAAGAATGGGATAACGTAAGAAGTGTATGCAAAACCAAATCCGAGATCCATACCCTTACCAGTGATAGCACCGATACCAGCGTTATCAGCAGCTTGGATAACCAAACCTGAGTTAACTGCCTCTTTCTTGATAGCTTCGTTAACCATTCTCATACCACCCATACCGGTTTGTACGATCAGTTGACGCTTAGGATCTGGACCCTTAAATTCAACCTTACCAGCATAGAAGTTGTAGATTTCAGAGCGGAACAAATCAAGGTTGAAACCTGACTTGTTGTATACACGCTTGAATGAGTTGTCAAGCTGTCTCCAAAGACCCACAGACAATCTTACATCATCTGGACCGTCTTGACGAACTCTACCACCTTGTCCCCACATCAAGTAGGTTTCAATGTCGCTTGCTACTTTAGTCAAGTGAGCAGCTTCCATTGTAGTCAAGAAAGTACGAGAAAGGTTACCGTTTGACATCGCCTTTTTAACATACTCCTTACCCATACGGCTAACCATGTTCTCAAGGTTAGTGATAGAAGGATCCATGTTCTGGTCGAAGTTTCTCCAGATTTCAGTTACAGGTACAGTACCATCTGCATTCATACCACCTTTGATCATAAGATCAGCGCGAGATGAAATAGAGTAGTGTACGTGAGCTTCAGCACCACCTACAAAGTTGTAGAATTCGCGGAAACCTGACTGGATTTGAATATCAGAGAAACGCTCTCCGTACTCACCACGAGCAGAACCTTTGCGGAATACTTTAGTACCAGATGCAAGATACTTGTTTTCCAAGAACTTAGTGTTGTCGTTATTTACAAGTTGTACTGTGTAAATAAAACCATCACCCATTGGAAGAATATCCTGATCAGGAACAATGTACATTTCCACACCGTTGTACTTGTCATAAGTGATAATATCACCATGACCGAACTCACGACGTGAAAGTTTAATTTTAAAGGTACTGCCATCAATACCTTTAACAGTATTGCTTGGTTCAATATCTTCAATAACGTAAGGAAGATCTTGTACAACTGGAGTCTGCCACTTGTACTCACCTCTTGCGTTGTCAACCATGATCACATTCTTACCACCAAAGCTAGACATTTGGTAAAGAGGCATTTCGACTTTTTGTGCCATTGCCCACAGATCCACTGGACCCATGTCCATTGGTTCTGCATTCTTTAACATGTTAACTAAGTGGTATGAATCTACGTGTGAACTAGCTGCGTAGTTGGTATCTCGTAGAAATATACCATTATTTAAAACTGGAGTTGCCATTTTAACTTAAATTATAAAAGGTTAATTAATTAGCGTTTAAAAAAGTTATTATTACGTTTAATCGTTCTTTGCTTCACTTCTTCTTTCTCTACAATAGGTGAACCTGTACTTCTTCTTGCTTCTTCTGTCTTTAGCATACGTGCTGTTTTTTCAACCTGCACTTTCTGAGCTTGATCCATAATCTTAGTTTTATAAGACTGAGGATCAGCTAGTAACCAAAGAGCTTCTGCAATAAGAGCATGATTTGGTTCTACATATTGATATTTCTCTAGAAGGTGTCCCAGCAAATTAGTAGGTCTGCCACTAATACTAGGATAAGATGGTTGAACCAAACCGCCATATAACATTTCTTGTGTTTTGCGATCTAGTTTCAAACCATTAAGTTCACCAGGAGCAATTGTATTATATACATTCTGCATATAAGCTTGTGCTTGTGCAGCTTGTTGTCTTTTCATTTGCTCTTGTTGTGCAAGCTTTTGTTGAACCACTTTAGCTTGCATAGCATCCAACTTTGGTTTGAACTTATTAGCTTTAGCTTCTAGTTCATCTCTATCTTTCCAACTGTCGATTTCTTCTTCGATTTCTTCAGCGGTACCAAAGTTTGTAGCTGTAAGATACTCTCTTACAATTCTTTCTTGGTGATTAGGTTCCGCAGGATTCAGCTCAAATGTTTCTTCTACATGAGAAAGAACTCTGAACAATCCTTTTAGATCTTGACCTCCGTCAGCTACATATTTAGCAGCTACCTGGAGCTCTTCAGGAAGAGATTCAAAAAACTCTGCTGGCGTACTTTGACGAATTTTGTTTTCTCTTTCTTCAAAATTTGCTTGAAGCAGTTCTTCAAAATCATTTATAGAGTAGTCTTCGATAGACTTTTCGTCATCAAAAGGAATTAATTGACCCGCGTCAATTAACTTCTTTACTAACTCTACTGTACCATCTTTAGCAATTTTTGCACGTCCAGGAGCTTTTTTGGTATCCTCTTCGTCAAATTGCTTTCCTAAAGAAGCATCTTCAGGATCTAAATCTTTGAGTACATCTGTAAACTTTTCAGCACCCTCTTCTTTACTTTCACCAGAATCATCTTTGTCTTCTGATTTTTCCATAAAAGAAAGATCGGGTTTACCTGCAGAAAATACATTAGGTTTCTTTTCTTCAGGAAGCATTATGCTTTCAGCTCCGGGCATACCAAGTATGTTGTCCAAGTCGATATCGACCTGCTCAACAACGGTATTATCTTCTGTTTTACTCATGTTTTTTTGTTGGTTTAATTAAAATGCACACTAATAATATAGACAAATATATACACCTAAACTTTAAAAATTTTTTGCTTTATGTAAATAAAACGGAGAATATAGCTAGTTCTTCTTCTTTTTGTCCTTTTGTTCAGTTTTGTTGGGTGCATCAAACCTGTTTTTATTCTCTTGAGCTATCCGTAACTGAGTATTTGCTATTTCTCTCTGAGCATTTATTTTCTCTCTTTCAATATTCAACTTCTCTCTAGACTGCATCATCTTGTTAGCTTCCTTCTCACGATTAAGATCCATAGTGTTCTGGTAGTTTTCAGACTTCTGAATTTGATCCATTGCATCCATGTAGTCAGACTGCTTATTCTCATTAATATCCATCATAGCTCCGTATCCTGCAGATCTTATTTGAGCTACTATAATTTCAGCTTGTCTGTCTTTATCTTTCTCAGATGCTTCAAACTGTCTCTTAAGCTGCTCTTCTTGCTGCTTAGCTTGAATCATTTGTTCCTGCATCTGTTGCTGTTGCTGCATATCCTGTTGTCTTACTTGGTCTGCTTTCTTCTCCGTTTGTTTGAGAATGTGCGTAACTTCAGAAATAGAATCAGACTTAAGAATATTACCCAGATCATAGATACTAGCACCAGCAGTATTATTGTTAAGAGCAAGCTGCTTAAGCTGTTCAAGAATAGCTCTCTGGTTGGCTTTAGTAGTAGCAAACACATTAATATCGCGGAGCAAGAAATCAGTACCATTTATCTCAAAGTTTTTTCTCTCATCAAGAGAAGTTATATAATTCAGTCTTGCTGAAGGTTTTGTAGAATGGTAGTACTGAGACAAGTCTGTACGCATCTGGTGTACTCTAGGCATCAAGTAGTCACAGTGCTGAATAAAGTAAGATTCAGTCTGTGCATAACTAGCGTTGATAGATTGCTCTATACCGGTAGCAGTTTGTCTTGATATCTCTTGACCTAAGCGCTGCGGGGTAATACCAATTACCTCAAATGCTTGCTGTTTAAAGTACTGAGCTAATTGAATCCTAGACATCAGACGCTCAGTCTGTGACATATCCAGTTTCTGGAAATGGTTAAAGTTTAGAGCATTCTCAGTATTAGTAATAGACGTATCCAGAGGTAACATCTGGAAGTTCTTCATTGCTACATATGCTTTAGCAAAGTTACCCTTTCCCCAATCTTCTCCCAGTGAGTGTCTTGGTAAAGAGTTCTGGTCAAGCATAATCACTGTACCTAATTCATCTACTAGGATATCAGCAATCTGATTATTTACAATGTTGTAAGCAATCTGGAAAGGTTTCATAAGGTCAACAAGAGACCTTGAGTAAGTATTTCTATCAGAGAATACTGAACCTTCTACAGGAAGTTTACATCCATAGAGTGAATTATCACCTTTAAATTGGAACTTAAGTGGTCCAATGTGATTCTGATTTATACCTAAATAAATAGGGGTAATACCACCAGGGTTATTTGTACCCCAGAATGTAGGTCTGTTCGGACCAATCTTTACACCACCCCAAACCTGGTTAATCCAGATCCAGTCTATATGCTCACCAAATACAAGAGTGTGTTTGGTTTTATTCTTTATAAGTGAAGTGTTGTACTCAGGTTTATCTGTAACTTTATAATCTTCATCAACAATCTCTGTAATGACATCACCGGATAATGTAATCTTAGTAAGATGTCCTACACGTCTTTGCGACTTCCAATATACTGTAGTAACACGAAGAAGGTTAGACATACCCATGTCTAGGTAGTCTTCGTTCTCCATCATGATCCAGTTTACAATATCACCGCCATAGACAGCACTATCCCACATAGAAGTAAACTGTCTGTAACCAAGTGATGGCATGTTAGTATTCCACTCATGTGACTTTGTACCATCGTAATAAGCACCATCATTCTGATAACCCTGAATAGGATAACCGGCAGATCTTACCGGGTAGATAAGTTCTATTGCTTCCATTTGCTTATCTGTCATCAACCAACCATACTTGTCAATGACATCAGCAACAGTCATCATATCATACTTACCAACCCAGTTACCGTCAGAAATATATCTAGTCTCAGGAGCTTTTTGATAGAATGTAAGTACTGGATTCCACAACTCTACATCATAGTCATCCTCCATCATCTTAAAGTGCCAGAATTCTCTGTCTGCAATGAGAAGATCACGGAAACCACGCTCTTCTAATTCATCTATATGAAAACGCTCATTATCTACACGGTGCTGATGTTCCGCCCACTGTTCAATCATTGAGCGGTAATCCTTCTGATAGAATGCTTCAATTTCAGGTAAACTTCTTAATGCTTCTGGAGATGTTTGTTCTTTAAACTCAGGACTCTCTGGATCTGCACCCATCATCAGCATTCTTTCAGTTATTTTACGCTTAGCATCGCTAACCAATAACTGTTCTACTTCTGCTTTCTTTTGCTCCAACATTTCATTGTAGGAGTATTCATCTACAGCACCATAAGTTACTCTAGTAACTCTTTTAGAAAATTCAGCAGTAAGGGTATTAATTACATTGGGGATAATAGGATAGAATTTTAATTCTAGTGCAGATGCATCCTCTTTAGTTAGAGTATCAATTAAATCTGCGTACTCGTTATCCTCTTCAATTACATAGTCAGTTCTATCAATAAGTCCTTTTGCAAGTTTGTAGTTCTTCATAAGACGACGTGCATTTCTGCGCACCATCTTTAATCCTTGCCACTCCAACCAATCTAGACACCATGCTGCCCAATCTTCATCTTTTTTAGATCTAGGTAAAAATTGTATAGGCTGATTGAGAGTACCCATTTTGTTGTACTCTGTCTTAGCACCTGCTTTAACTTGTAGGGCGTTATATACTTGCATATTATCTTAAATTTCTGAACGGTTGTTTAGGAACCCTCATGCCAAAAGTATTACCAGATCCGCCAATATGACGAAACGGGCTCCTAATTAATTTACTGAATTTATCATTATTATCCAACTTTTTTACATTCTCCGTCTCCTCGTATCTCTTTTTATATCCTCTGTTTGCTTGTTGGACTTTAGCAAAAGCTATTAATGCAGCAAATGATACTAATCTATCGACGTTTACTCCATCCCTATACTCCATCATTTCTTTTAAAAGCATAGGGTCTGGTATCCTTTCTATACCGTAAGTAGTCTTTACAACTTTACCTTCTGATGTAACTTCTTGATCTAGTTCCTCAGTTAAAAAATCAATAGCGTAGCTAATCATGTGACTCTTAAATAGAGTGCCTGTATTTCTCCACCCATATTCTTGATAAACGTTAGCGTTTGCACCAATATCTTTTAAGAATAATATCTGACTTCTGGGTACCAGATAACGCTGCTTTTTCCTATCAATCATATAAGTAATAAACTGCGGGATGTTATTTTCCACTATTGTCCACGCGTTATACCACTCTATAATTAATTCAAGTCTCTCATGAGTCTTTTTAATATCGTCAAAACGACCACACCAAGCAGCTACAATCTTGTCTCTTTCGATATATGTCTGTATCTCGGAACCATTATTTTTAGTTACTTCTACAGGAGTTTTATAAATATAAATGGAACACAGTGATTCTGAGGTAGTTGTCTTACCTTCTGACACGGGGTCAATAGAAGCGTAGTACATACCAAACTCGGGATCCTTTACAGGTCTTTCCCATACTACTAGTGTACCTGTTTTATCCTCGGTATTTTTAGTAACCGGGAACTCCATGATAGGCATCTTATTAGTAGTCTGCACCTCAACACCACCTTGTATGTTTCTGTAAATATCTAGAAACTCATAGGGATATTCTTTATCATCTATTCTATGCATTTGACCTGTGACCAAATGTGCAGGAAATAGAGACAAGGTTCTAAAGTCAAATGCCTCTTTTACATTTCTAGGGTGCTGAGATATACGGAGTTGGTATTCCTGAGGATCCAGTTCTTTCTTCCATTTAGCAAATAAATCGTCAAGCGCTTTAAGTGCTTCAGGAACCTGTGAATTACCATACTTATCTACATATGGTGGCATAGACCACTGTTCAGGTATAAATAAACCTGTTGTTCCTATTGTTCCTTTATTATCTATAAGATCAGAAAAGACAGCATATATATCATTCGCTTCCGGGTGTAGGATCAGCTTTTTAAGCGGGTCACACTGACTCAAGTCACCGACAGAACCTGCTGCTATAAATGTACCTGTGGTAATCATACCAGATCTAAGTGCAGGTCGTAAGTATTCGTAGGTCTGATTCATCTTTGGTGCAATACCAGCTTCTTCGTGAAAGAAGTATTTAGTAGGACCACCGACACCCGTAGTAGGGCTTTTCTCAAAAGACATTGCTTGGATTACACCCTTTAGACCTATCTCAGTCTTTCTCTTCTGTCCACCAACAAAGTTTGATATCTCAATCTTCTGTTGCCAGAACATTGTTTTGTTGGGGTTCATAGGTCTATACCAAGCTGTATGTTTATTTAAGAATGATTCATATTCATTTAAAAACTTCCAGCTACCTTTCTCATTGATATAATCCTTGAGACTAGCTCCCATCTTTAGGGTAACCCCTTCCTCAAACCATATTTGATTTATGAGTTTGCCACAATGGAAATAAGAGCTAGCAATCTGACGTTTCTTTAGAATAGCACAGTGCTTATAATCTAGTTCTGCAAGTATCTCATAAAGAGCCATGTGATACTGTGCATCACGTACATCAGCAAATCCGTACTTCTGTGTTTCTTTATTGAAGATAGGAAGAAAGTTCAACCACATGTAGTAGTCACGGGTGATATACCAAGATTTGGTACCTGATTTATATATCACACCCTTTCTACACTTTTCTTTTTCAGTATCCCAGTATTTTATAAAGTCTTTAGTTCCAGATGGTGCTGTGCAATAAATTCCGTTTTTATTAAACAGACGTGCTTGTTCGTTAAACAGTTGAGATACTTCATCAAATTCATATTGCCCAGGTTCTTTAAAGATTGAGAAGCAGAATTCATAGAAATCTTTTCTACTTTCAAAATCTGTGTAGCTCCATTCTCCATTGCTGTAAGTGGGTATATGTTCGTAGATTTCAGTACTCATTTAATAGTTTGAGTATTTCATTTAGAGCTTCATGTCTATGATTCTCTGTAAGAACTATCTTATTTACAAATGCTGATTTTTCAATTTTAGGAATATCATGAATAGCAGAATCACTTTTTATCTTAAGGTCAATCTGCTGTAAATCACCTGTAAATATCATGATAGAACCCTTACCTAATCTACCTACGCACATTTGTAATTGTGCTTTAGTTAGATTCTGAAACTCATCTATTATACACACAGCGTTCTCAAAGGTTCTACCTCTAAAGTGACTAAGGGACACAAGTTCTATTTGACCTTCCTCTTCCATCTTGTTTAGGATATCAGGTTTGTCATAGACTTTTCTCATATTAGACTTAATCGGAACTAACCATGGTTCCATCTTTTCCTTCTCAGAACCAGGAAGAAACCCATTATCCTCAGTAGAAACTGTAGGTCTGGTTATAATAATCTTATTTACTCTTCTCTTAAAGTAAAGATCTAGGGCTATCTGTACAGCAACTAAAGTCTTACCACTACCAGCATATCCAATAAGAAAATTATAAGGTGTACTGATAATCAGTTCTTTAGCTTTTTTCTGTTCTTCTGAAAGAGTAATTGAGAACTTGATCTCTCCTTTTGGAGGTGTCTTTTCGATGTTTGTCTTAGCCATACTATAAAGATAGAGGTTATCCTACGTTCTCAAAAAACTTCTTCATTAAAAATCCTAGCAAATAACTATACGCTTCATCAGTATCTGTATTATGCGGCATACCTATTCTATCAAAGGTAAACATTACAGCATGTGATAACTCGTGAACCAATGTCGCCATATTATTAACGTCATTCTTATCAAACTTATTTATCTTAATGCTAATTACTCCATTATCATGTTTTACTGTTCTAGCAAGGTGGTTTTTTTCCATTCCTATAAAGTGCTCCATGTAGTCTTTTAACTCAGGATCTTCTGCAGAATATAAAACACGGGCTTCAATAAGAGATATAACAAGATCTTCGTTATCCTGATTTATACTAACCAGAAACTGGCAGTTATACAGTTCTACATCGATTACAAAAAACTTACCTTTATAACTGGTCGTATGCAAGACCTTGTCCTCCTCTAACTTGACTTTTTTGTTCATCCTGGAGGTCTTTGTAAGCACCTTTGTAGCTCTCGCGGATTTGCTGGAATTTTGCTGCTGCGCTGACGAGTGAATTGATATTGCCATCTCTACCGTGTGTTATTTCAGTTTTTTCCATGTAAGTAGCTAGTTTATCAAGCATTTGCTTGATCCCTTTGTATGCTCTAGACGTAGGTGTCTCATACATATCAGAGCAGAACTTAATTGCTCCTATTATATCTGCATCATCGGTAGAAAACTCAGCATCTATTTCAGCTAGGATTATCTCTTCTTTGTCTACCTCAGATAAATTAAAAAACGGATTTGTATCTGGGTTTGGACATGTCATATAAAATATATACTGATAAATCTTAAGGTAATCATCTGGGTGATTATCCATTATTTTCTTTAAGGTCGTAAGAGTATAGCAATGTTCTGTTGGTATAACTATTCCGTTCTGTATGTCAAATAACTTTACAATCATTTTCTGTCTAAGCTTATATTCTTACAAAATCTTATCTCTTTATTATTCAGCGTCCAAATCTCCCCATCATCCATTGCACATGTAAATAAAATGTCGTGCTCCTGACTATAGTCTATGACAAGAAACGCATATCCTTCCATGTCATCCTTTACACGTTTTATAGGAATCATTGGATTTAACTGGACAATCATTCTTTCATGTGATTAATTATGGCAATAACCTCAGTCTTTAAATAAGGTAGCTCGTGTCTATCAATGTTTTTAATAATAGGACGACCTTCTATATCTAATTTATGGATTTTATTGCCTTTATCATCAACACCTTCGTCTTCAAATATTACATGGTCTAACAGCAACTTACCCGGTTTTAGTTTCGGGTTATGCTTCAGAATCATATATAGGTATAGACTAAGCTGAAGAGCATAATGATTATAGTTACAATCATCAAGATGAGATACTGGATGAAGCATCTTTTTAGATATTCCTTCCCAGTTTTTGTACGATTCTTTTTTGATCTCCTTGTTTGTCTTGTAATCATATATATCAACTCTTCCGTTTACAATTTCTACTCTATCAGATTGTCCACAGATACCTGCTGATTTTAGATATACAAAGTGCTCAGGATAAATACCATTATCTAACTTTTGATTAGGAGCTGTTTTTACCCCATCTACTTCTAAAGACTTTACTATTTTAAGATCAAGTCCGTCTCTATTAATAGTAGAGCAACCTAATATGTCGGACTCCCTTTGATTATGGTACCAGGTTCCTAGGTTAATTGCTCTATCTGACTCAGCTTTCCAAGCATCTTTTATCTCTTCGGGAGACATACCATACCACTTGCTTTTTTTATTCTTTGCAGACTTTATAGCAATAGCATCCGCGTCAAAATGCTCTTTGTAATTAGATATCACAGTTGTGACACTAGTCCACTTTATATTCTCGGAAGGATCAATACTAACGTACTTATGCTCATCCGGTAGAAATTTAACTGGCATCTTTTTCAAGTTTTTTATTAAGCGCTTCTTCCTCCTCTTCAGTAAGTACAGCCTCCCATTTACCCGCCGAACATTTCGACGATAGAGACCTTTGTAAAAACTTGAGTGAACAACCGCATACGCCACAACAGGGTTGAGTTCCGGGAGCAAAACACTTGTCACCGCTTCTGTCAATATCAGAACAGTCTTGACATATTTTATTCCGTTCTGCTGCAATTTCTTCAACATGTTCATCTTTAAATATAGAGTTTTTGATACCCTCAAGTATCTTGCCCCTCTTCTTCCAAACCTCTAATAGTGTCGCCATATCTGGTGGTTTTTAATTGTCTATGTCTGTCTATTTCACTTTTAAGCTGTACTGCAGCTTTCTCTAAAATCTCAAGTCTGTCTTTTAGACTTTGATACCTAGGGTATTTAGCAAAATCAGGGTTCTTAAAACCATGCATTGTCACCTTATACTTGGTTATAGTCTTTTGCAGAATGGTTGATTTTACCCTAAATGCACCCAAACTTTCTATGTTTATTCTAGGGTGTGCTACAGTAACTATGCTTTTTCTGACGTTTGTCCAATAGAAATCCATCACATCAGATACTAGTTGCTTATCGCAATCAATATCTTTAATGATTTCCTCTAGTATATTTTTAAACTTTTTGGGATTCAACTCTGACTATTTTATAATCTAGTAGAATATTCCCTTCAGTTTGTATTTTCAACTCTGGGTTTATCCTAATCTTCTTTTTACCCTTACCTTGTTTTATAATAAGGCTTCTTTTTTCAGCTTTGGTAAGTGCGTTTCTTACAGATTGACTGCTGCCAAAAATTTCTTTCTGAGCAGCAGTCTGACAAAAATCTGTAAGTTCACGTTCACCAGATAACGCTAGCAGGGTTAAGCAATTTAGATCAAGAGTTGAAACAGGTATGTCTTTTAACTGACAATGCACAGCGATCTGGAACTTAGTAATGTCCCAGATCTCCATGCGTATTCTTTTCTGTACTTGATTAACGATTGCCATGTTGGTTTAAGCTAGCAATTAAGACTTCTTCAATGATCTCTTTTTTTCTTCAGAAGATCCTGAAGCTTTTGGTTCTTCACCAGGTTCTTGAGGTTCCTGTGGAGATTGGATTTGAGCTTGACGCACCATAGCTACAAGTCTTCTCAAACGATGCTCTTCAATATCAGCACCTAGTTTTTCAAACTGCAACTGCACGTCCATAAACTCAATCTGCTCCTTGTAGAAACTGAGCATTTCTTCTTTTCTAGCTGCAATAATTTCTGGGGTAAGCTCAATACCTTGAGCGATATCCTCATCTGTCATAAATGTTTGATCCATTGTTTTAAGTTTATATATACGCAAATATACAATAAAAGTTTAAACTTACAACATTTAAAAAAAGAAACCCTTAGACGTTTCTAAGGGCTTCAGTTTAAACATCAAAACAATAATAACAAAACACAAAACAGAGCACAACGACTCAATCTTTCTTTGCCTTTAAATATCCTGTAAGTTCCGCTAATGACGCATTCATAGAATTTACCGAAGATGATATAGCGTCTATTTTAATATCTAGCCTTTCGCTAGCACTTTTTTGTTCTTCTCTAAGTTCACCTATTCTTGTATAGATGTTCTGTTCTTTTTTGTTAAAGTCTTCTTTAGTTTCTTTAAGAGATTGGTTTAGAGCAGCCATATCTCTGGAGTGATTGTCTTGCATATTGATAAAGTTAGTACTTAGTCTGTCTACAGACCGTTTAAGTGTGTAATAAAGACCTGACAGTGATGCCACCCCAACTACTATAGTAATTACATCCCTTGTCTCAAAGAATACTGCACCAGTTCCCATAACAAACAAACATATATATACTACAATATAGCAAGAAAAGTCATAACAAAGCAAAATAAATTGTGGTAAATGTTAGACCCGCCAACCCTACAGTTAGACCTATATTCTGAAACACTAATCCTCTGTTTCTTTTCTTAAGATCTTTAATCTCATTATCTTTTTCTTGAGCTATAGCTTTCTCAATAGATTGCTTATTATCATAGATCTGCTGAAGAGTTTCGTAGCTATTAGCTTGAATACCAGTGATCTTAGAATAGTAATGAACTTTAAGCTTCTCCATTTGGTACAAACTGTCTATCTCCATAGCAGTATTATACCAATACCACATGCTAGTGAAATTGAGATTCATTAGCTGAAGATCGTAGGTCGTAAGTTTTGGAGTAGAATCCACTTTTAAGGAGCGAGTCTGATTTTTGGAGGGTTGCGCGAAACTGAATATCGGCATCAGCATCACTACTGCTAAGAATGTTATATACTTCATTTCTATAGTACTTATTAGTTATTTCTTGTCGTTGAATAATGGTATCTGATATGATAGTTATAGAGTCAAGTTTTTCATAGAGATCATTAGCTATTCTGTTGTTCTCTTCTATAACATCATACAGACTATCATTTATCTGGTTAAGTCTATCTACAGCAGGATTAGGTGCAGGTTTTTTACACGCTCTTACACTAAAAATAATTGTCAGCAAAAGAATAGTAGCCCCTAAACCTATACCGATTTTTGTTAGTTTTGAGATTTGCCCCATCTTGTTATGTGTAGTTTTTTGGTTAATGGTCTTATTTTGTAGTACACCCCATCAGTAGTTCTACTATCTCTCATACCTTGTTCATTGGTATTACCCTCAATAGTTCTTACTGAGTATTGACCTATTCTATCTACAATACCTGTATGCGCTATACCTTTATATCTACCGCTACCTTGTTTATCATTGTAACTCAGAGTCATAACAAGTACATCACCATCATTAAATGATTTATAGAACTTGCCGTCTGTGTAAATAACATCTTTACGGTTATATGCTGTAGGTGACCAACCCGTGATAGTATTAGGTACACCGCACTCATTAAGCATAGCCATCACAAAGAAGGAACACCAGGGATACCCTGGTTTCCATCCTTGTTCAACCATAAGTTGTCTAAACTCACGTTTAGTAAAACCTTTGTTGTTACCTCCTTTCTCTCTTACACCTACGTAGCTAGATGCGGTTACCCTTACGCAGTAGCCGTCATTACTAACCAGAGGATTACTAGGAAAGAGGAGAGCAATCCAAAGTAAACCCACAAGTACAATTTTATTCTTTGCCATGCGGTTAATTTGTTTTTAGTTTCTACTTTAATTTCTTGAGAATAAAAGTACTTCTGAAGTCCTCTGAAGTTAAAGTAACCCCCAAGGAATGCAACAAAGTTAGCAAACACAAGGATTAGTCCTGCTAAAAGAACTTGTTGTAGGTACTCAATAGAGATCAATGGATCTCCAAAGTATACTGTACTTATATACCCAAAGTATACAAAAGCTAGAAAAGCTAGTGGTATAGACCACAACCCGTCAAAGAGTTGTAGTTTATACTTTATTGATTTTAAAATATCTCTCATATTTATCGTGGATTTATGATTATTGAACTTTCATTGTTGGATGCATTAGCATCTGCTACACCATTTACCTGAATTATCTTGATCCGGAAAGTGTTTGGCAATGTACCCCACATGTTTGATGGGAACACAGATGCCATTGACTTACTAGTTCCGGGTCTATAAAGTTCCGTTCTAGTCCAAGTAGTTGCAGGTTTACCATCAAATCCAGCAGTAGCTTTTAGACTAACAACATCAACTTTACCTACGTTTGAAAAGGTGTATCTAATTCTTACTCTTGTAGAATCAAGAAACTCGTAGCTTTCAATCTTAACAAGAAGATCCACACCTTCAGTTGGAGCAGGAGGAAGAGTAACATTGATAGATGTCATTGCTACATTGTCATTCTCATTAGTCTCCTGAACAAAATTGTTAGGGTCTACTGTAAGCACAAACTGGCAAACTCCACTAAATGTGTTAGGAACAGTGTAAGGAATGGTTGCAGATGCAGAAGTTTGTCCCGCAAGAATAGTTACAGTACCTGTATAGAAGTTTAGACTTGCATTATCTGCACGTTTAAATGACAATAACACAGGAACAACTGTATCATTAGTAACAGGTTTGTCAGACATTACAGAGTAAACTACGTTTACAACAGAACCTTGCTGAACTGTAGCTGGACTAGAAACTGCACCATAGTAGTTATGTGTTGGACCAGGAGTTGGTTCTCCAGGAAGTGTTGCAGCAGCTTGAGTAACAGCAGCAAACATGTCAATCACACCATAACCAAGTTCATTTGACCAACCATCAGCATTGTATACATATCCACCTGTCTTTCTGCATGAGTTTTTCAGAATATCTCTTACTTGCATTTCAGTAAGTTCTGGATTCTTTACAAGAACTGCAGCTGCTACCGCAGCCATCGCAGGACAAGAAGCAGATGTACCACTAAATCCTTTGTAAGAGTCTGCACCATAACCTAAAGGACCAGTTCTATCAACTGTCCAAAGAGATACACCGGGTGCAGCTGCAAATGTTTTTGGACCGTAGTTACTAAAGTTAGCTCTAGTATTTGTAGATGTAGAAGCACCTATCGCCATTACTGATGGATATGCTGCTGGGTTTTGCGTAAAGCTGGGGTTGTTTTGATTACCGCTTGATGCAAAAATTGGAATACCCTTACCATTTCTAGCTACAGTTTTAGCTGTATTTAAGGCATTTACAAAGATTGGGTAGTTACCGGTACCACCCCATGACATAGAGATAGCGTAACATTTTGGGTTAGCAATTGCTTTGTTAATTGCTCTAGTTACAATAGTATCAGATGTTTGGAAACTACCACCACTGGTACTGTTATAACCAATATGCAAAAACTGCACTTTGAGTTTGTTGTTGCCTAGTGAAAGAGATCCGATATTGTTGTTACATACTGCAGCAATAACTCCAGTACAGGATGTTCCATGATTTTCGTAATCTGATATAGGGTTTACATCTGGTCCATCAGTTACACAGTTCCAAGATAGGGAACTAAGCGCACCTTGTAAATCCTCATGTCCAGTTTCACAAGCAATATCTAATACAGCAACTTCTCCAGTGTTATCTCCTGTTAAAAGAGACCACGCTTCTGCTGCTTTCATATTAGGAAGGTGCCAATGACCATTGTATACTGTTTCAGCATCCATGTCCATTGGTACTATGTAGTCTGGTTCTACGCTAATAAAAATACCGGTAGACATAAGACTTCCATAAAAAGAATCAAATGATATAAAATCAGGAACCTCAACAAAGAATGTCTTAGTCAATTCATAAGAATCCTTAACTACTATGTCATTTAATCTAAAGTAGTTAGCAGCCTCTCCATGATTTTTTGCAATAACTATTGCAAGTCCTGTAGAAATTTGATCTTCCGAAGAATTTATTTCATTGCTCTGAGATACTTTAGCAGTATCTGGAATAACATCAGTCTTATCTTCAAATACAATGATACCAAATGGTTCATGTATTGAAAGCACGTTAGATTTCTTTTTGTTTTTGTCAAAAGACTTTTTGTCTTTGAATTTTACCGAGTTAATTTTCATATTGTGGAATTATGGGGTCATTTGGATCCCAATCAGGAATAGATTCTACTGATGTTGGATCTAGTACAATAGCGTTGTATTGAGCTAGAGTAATATTAGTTGTTGTTTCAGTATACGTTGTTACTAAACTAAAGTTATTCAAAGCCCATGCTTGTTGCTGAACAATAAGTTTTGTATCATCTAAACTGGTAGGATAGTCTATATCCTCACAAGCCCTTGTTTGAGACACAGTAGAAACGTGCCCATTATTGTCCGTATAATCTATTTTGTATGTATAGTATATCATCGTGCAAGATTAAATGATGTGCCTATCCAGTCTACTATTAATTCTTTTGCTGTTGTTCCTGCTATCGAACCTATTACAACAGTAGGACTCCCTCCATAAGTACCAGTTACTCCTACAAACTTGGATGCCATTTGATATATTATTCCATTGCTTGAATAAAAATACACTGCATCTCTAATAGTCGATCCACCCGGTTTATATACACCTAACCATACATAGGCTGCACTAGCGGTCAATCCCGTAGTTACAGTTGATGTTGTTCCTCCTGTATTTTGAGTTCTTGCTGTCCACGCTGAATTTGCTGTACCTTCATAAGACCACAAATACCCAATTGTTGGTGCGTTTGCAGGAAGAGAAGACGCTCCATTCATTCCAAAGTGAGCTCTGTAGTCTTGAGCAACTGTAGCTAAAGCGCTCAAAGCAATTTTAGAAACTGTTATATAAGGTACATCAGAGGTACCGATGTATGCTCCAAATGCATTGTTTCCACCAGCTCTCCTAGTTTGTGTAGAAACGGATGCAAATCCTGTAGTGCTAGTTCCTGTTTGTAAACCATATTCACCAAAACCGTCAGAGGCTCCAAAATTTCCACTTCTTACCCCGGCACTTGTACCTGAAGCATGTACACCAGACATGCCAACAGTACTAGTTGTAACATAACCAGAACCTCCACCAGTGCAATCGTCAAAGAAATCAAATCCGCCAGAGTTGCTAGCAGAAAACTGAGTCCAATAAGTGCCATCATATAAGAATGTAACACTTCTGTTGGGAAGCAAGAAGTACGGTAAATTAGCTGTCATTCTAAATCTATTAGCCGCAGTTGATGAGGTAGATAGATTTTCAATGATTATTAAGTTGTTTGCTGTTGATGAATTATAGATTGTAACTATTCTACCAGCTGTTGGACTTGCTAATCCTCCAAGACACATCATATAGTCTGTGTTGGTAGAATTAATCCTAATAACTTTAACTATATCAGATGTACCTGGCCACCCTGTTGGAGCATAGTTATCCTCCCTTGCGTTAGACGTACTTACAGATATTTCAGGTAAATCTCCACTAGCAGCAGTTACAGTCCATGATCTATCAACAGAAAGATCTTGAGTGTTACCGTTTATAGTAAGAGTTCTTGTAGTTGGAACCGGTGTATACCCTAAGATTGTAGATAGAGATGCGGTCTTCCATTGACCAGGGGTTCCTCCAAAGTAGTAAAGAACATCGTTAACTGTTGGAGACTGTGCCTGCACGTTATGAAGCTCATCTAGCTCATAACCATTCTGCACTTTAACATACATCCGTCCTGAGTTGCCATTACTTGCTGTTGTTACAACACCAAGATAGACAAGGTGATTAGGAGCATAGGGTTTAGTTTTTGTAATGCCGCCTGCGGTAGCATCTAGATAAACAGGGTCTCCGTCATCCCAAGTAGTGTCGGGAAGAATGCTTAACCCGTCCAACAACCCTTGCAGCATAATCAAACCTTTTTGGTTTGCTCCAATAGATGTAGATAAAACTAATCCAACTGTTTGTGCTGATGTAGCATCTCCGGTGTTATTAGCAAGTTTTACAACCATTCTATCACCGGTACCACTAAACGCATAAACCGCTTGACCTTTAGTTATTGTGATAGATTCTCCGTTGGTAACATAACCAAGAAGAGTGTTGGGAGCTGTACCTATAACTTGAAACCTGTTAGTGGTAGAGTTATATATACACAACATTTCTCCCCCATCTACAATATCACCTCCTATAAGAGCACCATCATTGTTGCGATAAAGATCTACTGCTCCAAAACCATTGATATCTAATGTAGCACTAGTTGTATTACCATTAGTAAAACGAATAAGGTAGGCATCACCATCAGCATATGCGGTTGCGCCAGTAATTGTTACTGTATAAGTATCTGTTCCTGCAGCTGTTCCATGAAGAATACCTCCAGCTCCCCCAGTTGGAGTTTGCCATTCAGCTGCCCCAGTAGTATTATCAAGGAGAGTCAAGACATCCCCGTTAGTTGCTGTAGTATAATCAGGGGTTTTAACTCTTAACTCTGTCCCTAAAAGTTCTATTGCTGATATATCTCCACTTGCAGCATCCTCATGAGAGAAAGTAGAAATATTATTATCTGAGTCTAAAGATAATAGAGTGTTGTTGCCCCCAAAACTAGTAGCAAAAGAGTATGACTTCTTAGCAGTATTTGTAGAAGAAGCTAAATCAGTAAAGTCTAGTGAGTGGCTATTAATTCCGGTAATAGTTGTAGCCTCTGTTAGTTCTCCCCCAAGTTTTAGAACTCCAGCCCCATATGTCAAACCATTCTGTGTAGTAAAGATTGGTTGGTATGTAAATCCAGCATCAACAATAGTTAGATATGTACTTGATGCATCAGAGGTGGTAAGGTAGTTACTTAATACCGTAGTTAAAGTACTAGATGTAACGTAGTTACTAGGGTTAGCGGTAAGTGGGTAGTAACGTCCATCTGCAGTAGTCTGAGTTATAAACCCTGCTGGGTTGGTATCAGAATACGGGGTATACCCTAAAGCTGTGGTAATATCAGATGCTACTAGTACTAGTGATCCACCCAGGGTAAGTGTAACAGAGTCAGTGCCTGATCCTGTAAGAGTAAGTCCTGATACAGTCCCCGTACCTGTTACATCTGTAACGGTACCCCCGGTAGGTAATGTCCAGCTTCTATTCTCACTAAGATCATAGGTCTCTCCGTTAATAGTCAGGGTTCTACTTTCAGGAACAAACCCACCGCCTGTCTGAGAAGCGATGTAGTCAATAAGATCCGTCTGGTTCAGAATATCCCCGGTGATAGTTCCCCAGGTAGCACCACCCCCACCCCCGGCACCAATAGCTTTTAATCTACCATCAGCTCCGTATACACGAAAACTACCAAGGGGTCCCGCAAGATATCCGTTGGGGTTATTTATTGAAAACTCTGACATATTATCTACTAGGGCTAAATGATCCGTTAACTACGCACACAGTACCATCATCGGAGTTATCTACTGATATGGTATCATTATATGATAAGGTATATCCAAAAGTATCTACCATAACATCCCCCGCGGCGAGCGTGTAACTATACACCTGTACACTATTACCATCAGTACGGTTAATATTAACCTTTACGGTAACGGATACAGTAGGGTTGGTAAGAGTAATTCGGGTGACACTAGTAAGTCCCCCGCTATATCCTATAAACACATCGGTGACCCCCGCCTCTAATACACCCTCAAACGTATTAGTAGTTATATAACCAGTTCTTGTAGGCATACTATAAATATACTTATTATACTACAAATATACAAATAATCCCCTGGGTTATTCCCCCGGGTACCTCATTTTATATATGCGTTGCAGAGTGGGGATATGGGTTTTGTATATGCGTTGCGTTGTTAGGGATGGTATTGAAACGATCCCCCCACCGCCGTCGGAGTGGTACCCACCCCCCACGAAACCAACAGGTTACAATGAAACGTAGGACCGAAACAACAAAAAAATCCTGCAGGAAAGTGTGTGCATGGGTGGTGCAAACTAAACAACACATGAGCTGCGCTATGGTGAAAGGTGTATCGTAAGTAGTAGATAGAACTTACTACCGATACTAAACAACATAGTATATATGTGTGTGGTGTGCACTATGTAGGGTACTATATAGGTGCATTAAACAACACATTACCGTGAGTGTTGCGGTATTAAACAACACATTCCAATTGTATGTTATACGCTCAGTATATACGTTCAATGGAGGTTAGACCTTCGTTGAACGGTTTGAAGGGACAGGGTGTTCCTTCAAGCACCGCGTCAGTAAAGCTGACAACAGCAGGCGAAACTGCTAAGGTACGTTACGAGTATGCAGTAGGTGGCGACACCGCTGACCTCATGGTACTCATTGACAAAATCAAAAGACAGAAGATGTCTAGCGACTTTGTCATTGTACCTGCTACGTACACAAGGAACGGTAAGGTTGTGCCGTCCGATAGACCAGGTGCTATCCTGTTCTACAGCAACCTGAACTTCTCCTTCGGTGAGTTGGTGCCTAATGGGTACATCAAACTCGAGAAGGGTGCGCGTGCAGGTCAAACGGTGGAGCGGTACAAGATTGCTCCGTCGAAGTTGCTTGAACGGGTAGACGAACTGTTCAAACGCAACAAGCAGCTATTTGATGTTCTCAGTGAAGACATCAAGGTTGCCTATGCGTTGGGGACGTTGGGTGCTCCTGACAAGTTCACACCTGCTGTGGTGGACCTAGCGACAGGTCTGCTCAAGGGTGCGGATGTCACTCCTGCTCAAGACGTCATTGTCGATGAACAGGATGAGGGCGACAGCAGCATCGATGGTCTGAACGACACAGAACCTGAGGTACCTGCTGACGATGAGGAGCTACCATTCTTGTAACGTAGCGAGTAAAAAGCAACACCCTTCGGGGTGTTGTTTTTTTTTCCAATCCATTATATATCTAAACATCACAGTATACTGACGTATACTGTTCACCCTGCTTCGCAGGGAACGCGCAAGTCCCCAAAGTCTACTGGGTACTCTAGTTATTACTACCGACTACTCACGGTTACTCAAGATTACACACGATTATATATTTAAACAGCATAGTATTAGTATGATTACACAACACACCAACGGAGAGCGCGTACAGTTAGTGCCGTTCACCAATACCGAAGCACACGGTATCATATGTGCAGCAATGTTCATTGACTACAATACTATACACAATGGACGAGAAAATGAAGTACTAGTAGCTGCTCTCAATGGGGACTTTGATGTAGCACTACGGTTAGCGGTTATCAAGTTAGCCAACTACAAGATACATACGCAGTGTCACGATGTAACTGATGTGGTAGATAACTTGGACAATATCAGCGACGATGATGAGAGCGACCAAGTACCTATCGTTGATGATACATTCGGTGGACCTAGTGATCCAAATGACGATGTGGTAGACACAGAATATGGACTATAAATCCCAGGTGATAGCGGGTAATAAAGGGGGTACACACACAGGTGTATCCCTTTTTTCCACTTTTCAACGGTCTTACTGGTGTTACAGCGGTGATAATACTAGACAACTGTACTAGTAATCAACTAGTTAACTTAAAACCTTTGCTACGACTGGGTTTTATGCTTTTTACTACCGATTACTACCGGTTACTTTGGGACTTACTACCGCTCAAGGTACTCACGTACTCACGTTTAGTCAAGTTACTCAAGGTATTCAGGATTATATATTTAAACATCATGATAGCAGTAAGTTAGGTAAGTAAACAATCAATCTTTTATAAACAGTTCAAAACAGTTCAAACAAATGAAGTTAAAGTATGTTGACTACTACGAGAAGGGAGTTTCTCGCGTAGTAAATGGAGTTCCAGTTATTGTAGACGGTAAGGTAGTACGCGATGTTAAGCCGATGTACCTGTACGCGGTTGTAGATGCTACACCTGAAGAGATTAGTATGTATAAGCGCTTCAAGCGTGATAACCCAGATGGTAAGGATTACTATCGTGAGAGCGAAAACGGTATACCACTTTGGCACTCAAGTGAGTTCGAAGGGTTTGATGCAGACATTAGTTCTTACAAAGACAAGGAAGGTAAGGTACAATTCCGCATCAACAGAGCATTACGTGGTGCACTTCAGGGTATGCGTAAAGCTAATCCTACTCTTGGTAGCAAGATTGACGAGGCACTGTGGGCGTTAATGGGTACTGGTACTGCAGCAGACCTGAGTAAGTTAGGTAGTAGCGTCGCTAGTGATACAAGTGTACACGATAACATCGTAGATACTGACGACACTAGTGGAGAAGAAGAGAACAGTGAGGTTCCGGGTGCAGATGTGGACGGAGAAGACACTGAATAACAGTCAGTTAGCGTATAACAGACAATAGGTGTGACACTCTTTTTATGGGGGTGTCCACCTTCTTCTCTTTCTATGCTGCCTCATCTGTCTCTCCTTGTTACTACCCAATTGTAGAGTTACTACATAGCTACAAATCAAGTCATTAACTAAACACACACAAAAATATGTTTGAGCAATTCTCTAAACTCTTTCTTATAGTACTCTCTTATATAGTACTTACTTCTCTTGTATACATACTACCCGCGATTGCTGTTTCTATGATAGCGTGGGATAAGTCTATATACTTTACTTGTGTTACCCATCCCTCGTATGCTGCTGTATTTGGTCTTATATCTATTATAGGTGTCGGTGCCTATATGAGCAGTAAAGCAGATAGGGGTCTTATATAGTATTAACCGCTTTGGTGTGGTGTTGCCGGCTTTGAGTATATACTCCGGGATATAAATTGTAATACCTATCCAGTAAGCTACTGGCGCGGGACTGTCCAGTGTAGATACAAGACAGTAGTATTGTTACCCTTTCTTCAACCGGGTAAATATCCAGTAAGTTCCTGGCGTTTGTGGGAGTTCAGATAACCCTCATATTTAACGTACCACAACTCATTTCCAAAGGGTGAGCAGTATATACTGAGTACGGATGGGATATGTAAATAAGTTAACAGCAATAAATAGCTAAATATGAAGAAGAAAGAAGAACGACAACAGAATGCTCTTGCGCGTTTGCAACAGCAACTACAGGTGGGTACCAAACCTGAGAAGATTAACGGTAGAACTACCGGCAATCAAGTACCTCTAACTAGTAATGATAAGGCTAGAATAGAGAAAGAGATTACAATCTTATCAAATAACAATCAAATACTCTAATACAATGAGTCAGGGAAGTAACTTTAAAACACAGGTTATGGAGGCTTTGTTTAATGCTCCCACTAATCTTATTAACAACAAGGCTATTATGTGGGCAGCTAGCAATCTACCCGATGAGGGTGGTGCGGGTGAGTTCAGTACTGTAATCCGTGGTCCATTTGATCACGAAGCTGACAGTTTCTGGAACGCGGTGGGTATGCCCGGTGATGACATGGAGTCTATACATGATAAACTCCGTGATGCATTGTTTGGGTATGTCAAAAAGCATGAGGGTGACGGGTTCAGAAAATCTATGATATTCGAACACGTAGAAAAGACATTGGGGTACGAAGGCATAATGTACCTAGCTGTACAAGGTTTCATTAAGCACTATGAGGCTCTTGCTGAGTCTTATGCAGAAGCTGCGAAACTTTGTAGTGACGGAGAGATTCCGGATGGTATGCCAGAAGAACTTAAAGAACTTCTGAAGCATATGTTGAACTTTAAGAGAAGAAAGGGAGGTGACAAATGATACTGAGTCAGGACAAGAAACTTGATATTCAGTATGTAAAGTATCTCCTTGGTAATCCCACTGTGTGTGTACCAAGTATGCTTCTATTCGGTGAGCCGGGTGCTGGTAAAACTAGTTTTGCTAAGTACCTTGCTACCGAATTGGAAGCAGAATTAATCTTTGCTCCCTGTTATGACGGGGTAGCAGCAGATCAGTTGGTATATAACTGGGATTTGGGTACTCTTGTGGACGCTATGACCGATGAGCAGACTAAGGGTAGAGAAGCTATGAAAGATGGCTATCTACTACAGGCTCTTAGAAAGTCTAACGAACACAAGGTGGTGCTGTTGATAGATGAGGTAGATAAAGCTAAACCATCTGTAGATACCTTCCTGCTTAGTTATATGCAGGAATGTATGCTGAATGACCCAATCACGGGTGTAGTTAAGGGTAATAAGAATAACCTGTTTATTGTTCTTACCTCTAACAAGAGACGTGACTTGGAAGATGCACTTGACCGTAGGATTAGTATAATCCGTGAGTTTAAGTTCCCCGGAAAGGAAGAACTTATACAACAGGTTAAGATGATGTTGAATGTAGACTACAATGAGAGCAAGTTTAACTTCCTCATTGACCTGGTTCTTGACTATAGGCAATTGGATGTATCCAAGAAACCTAGTCAGAATCAGATAGCTGATTTGATACAGGAGTTGTATTTCATTGGTACCCAAGCAATTGGGAGGAAGACTGCGTATGATATGAAGTATAGAGCACTATTATGGAAGATGTCTCAGGAAGAGAATGACCAAAATATGCTTGTACAGAGACTACGACAGAGATATCCAAGGAATACAAACCAGTATGTAGGTTCTATGCTCTAACGAGAGCATTGGTTAGGTTTAGGTTTCGTGAAAGGGGGAGAGGTTAAGCTTCCCCTTTCTTTTTATCCTTAATTGCTATGCATTTTAGACAAGACCCGTTGATTACCAAACACTTCGAGGAGACAGAGGGTAAGTTTACTCATACCTACAAGGGTATAGAGTATACTATTACACCCAACATTGTTAATGCTCTTAATAAAGAGTTGATACAATCTATCTCTACCAGACTCCGAAAGTTATACCCACCACCTCCAAGTAACGCTAGATCTACTAGAGGTAAAGGTAAAGCTGGAGGTCAGCAGAAAGCTCCTGGGTTTGATGACAGGACAGTAAAAAAGACAGCTAAGGAGATTCTCATTGAGAGGGAACTTAAACGTCTAGCTACTACTGAAGTATTGGTAGAGGATAAGTTAAACTATCCAAGAGTTTTTATGAAGCTTCTATCTCAACCCCATTTGGCGTTGGAAGAGAAGCGGTTAGTACCTGATGAAAAGACAGAACTATACCTGTATGTAGATGCAGCTGTTGGCTATAACAATAGAGACAATGGATTCCATCATACTATGGTAAATGTAGCTGAGAAGATTAAGGGTATACATGTGTATTCATCCCATATGCTCCGCTTTGGTGGAGATTATTATTGGGAACATATGAAGAAGCATGTACCTGTGGGAAAGACTGTTCTTGTTTTTACTCAGGGATGTGGTGGAACTTGTGGGCAACCTCCGAAAGGATACAATATCCACTTCTGTACTCATTTTGAACATGGTGACAACTGCGGTTGTGGTACCATCAGAGAACATGAGCGCTACGGAAAATTGTTCAAGTTCCATTATGGTCTTAATGTACCAGAGACACTTAAGTCTTTGGTCATTAAGTAATGATATAGTTTACAAGGCTTATGTAATGAAAGTCTTTTAACTAGTAAATGCCTACTACGCGAGGTATGTTGATTACACTGCTGTAGAAATACAGTTAAGTTTGTTGTGTATATAACTGGTGGAGAGCCAGTTAATGAGTTGTGATAACTGTAAACCATGTGTAAAATGGGTGGAGTTTGCAATAAATTGACAAAGTTATATACATACAAATCAGGTGGCGGGAGTAATCCTAATTGATATACTAAGGTATTGGACGGTCTCTTTACGGATTAAAAGACAGTTATGTAAGTAGCATAAGAGGGAGAGTTGAAATGCTCAGTAGATATGGACTTAAGTCCCGAGGCAGATTGAGGCTGACTCAGTAATCTAGTTTACTAGGTGAACGTAACAGGAGTAACAAGTCCAGAGGTAATTAGTGATTCTACGTTCTCTATTAGAATAT